CCGCTCAACGTACCGCAGTAAGGCTATCTTACGGTCTACCCTCCCAAGCGGTGCGCTTTTTATGGCAGCGATTATCTGCTGTCGGTCAAGTTCTCGCAGCGCAGCGGGCAGCACCACACGAGCCGCCGCCACAGGCAACACCGAGCCAGAAAGGCTGCGGCAGCTGTCCGGCGTTGCGCACCATATTGCCAATGCTGGCGAAACGGTGACATTTTGTCACCATTTTCGTGACGTGCCGAAATTGCTCTTGTGCGGAGAACATCTCGGTGACGTCACCGAGATGTCGGTATGTAGTGCTTGCCATGATATACTCCTTTCAGCGAGAAATAAGCGGGATAGCCCAGAATGGGAAGAAAATGCACCAGTATAAAAACCGGGTTTTGAGGGGAACTGCAAGATTTTCTTTTCCAATAGATTTGCAATCGCTTTTCCATATAAAAAAGAAGGGCGTAAATAGCAAAAGCTGTGCAAAAATAGCAACAATTTCTGCAACAAAAGATGTTTTTGGATTCACAGCGCGCTCCTTACTGCTTTTGCAGGGCAGCCCTTGCCCGGTCAAAGAAAAACTGAATCACCTTGCTCATGGTCTCTTCGGTGATTGCCCAGCTGACCAGCCTGCCCCACCGGCTGTTGTTCAGGTAGTGGCGCAGCATCTTGACGCACCACGCCTTGCGCTCTGCGCCGCGCTTGGTGCCCTGAATCTCCTTCTCAGCTTGGTCGATGAGGTCAAGAACCAGCGTCCTGACCGCTGCGCCGTAGCCCAGTCGGATAAGCCCAAGAACAAGCGAAACAGCGCCCACAACGATGAGCGCCAGCGCCAGCCACGCGGGCAACGGGGTGAGAATAGTGTTAAGAATGGTTTCCATATGTTACTCTCCTTTCTCTTTTTCGAGGTCTTCGATGCGGTGGTTTGCCACCTTGATTTGCTCTTCCAGCACCGGGATGCGCTGGGCGAAGTTGTTATGCGCCCGCACTTCGCGGGTCAGTTCTTCCAGCTTGGTTTCGGTAACAGCCTGCTGCTTGTCCAGCTTGGCGTCCATGCTCTTGTCCATGCTCTGGGCGGTGCGGTTGTTTGAGACGATCACGCCGATCAGGCTCAGACCGCCGGTGATGATTGCCACGATGATTGCTTCGCTCATGCGCCCTCCCGAAGACGGGTCAGCCCCTTCTTAGCAATGATTTTAGCATAGTCCTTGTAGGGCACAGACAAATCCACGCCGGAAATCTTGCCCGGTATCGCGTCCACAACGCCGGGAATCTTGCCCTTGTTGGTGTACTGCCACAGCCCAAAGTTCCATTCCGGTTCAGGCTTCTTGCTGAGGTATGCTGCAAGCCACACGTCATACGGCTTGAGCGCCGCGCCGGTCATGTACAGGTTATCACGGCCAAAGTAAAGCCCGGTGTACAGCATGGCGTAAAAACCCCAGCGCTCCACAGTGCCTAGCGCGTGGGCTGCAATATCCGTCAGTGTCTGCTTGTCGAGCGGTGCTTGCACATAGGTATCCTCGATGTCCACCGCAACGGGCAGCTGTACTGTCTTGCCGGTAAGCACCTTGCGAAGCAGGGCAAGCTCTGCGTCAGCCTCTGCCGTGTTGACCGCCTTGCAATAGTAATACACGCCGCAGGGGATACCCAGCCGCTGGCATTCGGCGTAGTTGCGCTCAAAGATGGGGTCGATGTACGGCTTGCTGGGCTTGTCCTCTGCGCTGTTGCCCAGTGCTCGCAGCATCACACCGGAGACAAGGCCGCTTGCCTTGACCTTGTCCCAGTCGATACGCCCCTGCCAGCGGGAAACGTCCATGATAGGTCTCATACTCTGCTCCTTAATATTTCTCGCCGGTGATCTCTTCATACTCCGCTGCGGTCAGGCGGTCGCGGGCTACTAGCATTTGCAGCATGGCTTTGCTCCACATTCCGCTGTCGTAGTTCTTCTTCGCCAAAAAGTAACCGTTGCTGTGCTTAGTCATGGTATGTCCCCTCCTGTTCTGCGGTGGTTTCCTCTACCGGCACGCCCTCCAAAAGGCAGAGGAACTCTACCTTTGCAACGGCGTTGGCAAGGTCTGCCGCACGGTTTTCTTCTTCCTGCCGGGTCTTGATGCTTCCGGTGTTGTGAATAATTTCCATAGTATCCTCCTTAGCCTAACGTAGTCATTTCGCAAGCCGGAGCGCAGCGACAGGTGCTGACCGTGCGCAAGAGGCTGATGAAGCCGTTGGGGTACACGCCGAAGGTACGGTAGTTGCTGTCATGATCCACAGAGCGCAGCAGTATATCGCGGTTCACAGTGCGCTGTGCAATGTCGCGGGTGATGCGCAGCGGGTAGATCTTATACAGAGCCTGCGGGGTCTTTGCGCCGGTGCGCTCTTTCCAGTACGGCCAGTAGGTGCCCTCACCGGACGCCTGCGGCGAGCAGTAGATCTCCTGCAGGGAGGGCAGAAAAATCTTGTCGTAAGTCACCACAGCGCTGCCGTCATCGGTGACGTTGTTGCCGTAGGTCACGACCTTCACGCGGGTCAGCGCGTTCTTGAAGTCATCGGAGAAGCCCGCAAGGAAGCCGGGCACGGTGTCTGCCTGATCGGGCTTCATATCCCATTCATCCTGCGGAGTCCACCACTCTTTTGCGGGCTTGTCGCTGTTGAGGTACTGGCGGTATGCGGACTTATACCACCGGTTGTCGCCGTAGCCAACGGAGTGCAAGCCGTTTAGTTTGCCGTTGGGCTTTGCCAAGAAAGTGCCGAGATTCATGCCCATGATGCCAGCAGAGACGTTGCAGGTCTCCAGCAGTTCGGACTTGTTTTGATCTTTATAAACATAGACCTTCCAGTTGTTGGGTGCGGTATCCGGCGCGTTGTAGAAGCCGGTCAGGCGTGCGCCTGCGGGTGCGTTCTTGGTCAGGGTAAACTGGTAGACAGTGCCGTTTTTGACGTTGGTGCCCCAGTCCAGACCCATCCTGACGTTATAGGTACCAGCAGCAAGGCCGGATTCTTGCACCACATAAAAAGCCTGATATGCGGAAAACTGGATATCTTCCAGAGATGCGTAGTGCATCTGCAGCACCATTGCGGGCGCGGTGGTGCCGGTCTCACCCTCGGCGATATCGTCCGTCTTTACCACGTCCCACGGGCAGTCGTAGACTTTGTCGTCCTTTGCGGTATAGGTGTTGACAAGCTGGGTGCCCACCGGGAAAACCGCCGGTGCGTTACCGGCAGCTACAACCGCCTTGATGCCGTTGTAGTCCATTTCCTCCACCACGCCGGTCTGTGCCCGCGCGAGCACGCCCAGCGAGCTGGACATACCCAGCAGGGCGGCGGTCATCTGGTCAAGCTTTCTGCCGTTGTCTTTTGCGGTCTTGTCCAGATAGATAGGCTCTACCACCTCAGTGGCAGGTGCCTGCGTGCTAATTTCGTTTTCAGCCATGTGTTACTCCTTTCAGGATTTGCGGTATTTCATGCAGACTTTGCCGTCAACCACGACAAAGCCGCAGGATTCGAGGGCTACGGTGCGCGTATCCAGCGCCTGTTCTGCCTGTTCCGCGCGGGTGGTTTCGGCGGTGATAGCGGTGTCCAAGCGCTGCTCCTCGCCTTTGGCGCGGGTGGTTTCATCAGAAACGCTTTTTGCGATAGCTTGTACTTCTGTTTTATCTGCTTTGCCAGCAAGCGCCGTGCTTGAATTACCTTCCAAGTCCACAATGCCGTCCTCGATGTGGTTCAGCTGCGAAGCGGAAAGCACTTCGCCGTTTGCAAAGTTCTGCTTTTGATAGCTCATTGATAGGTTACCTCCTCTTCTTGTTTTTCAATCGGAGAGTAGACGAACTCTCCGTTGACATACAGATAATCGTAAAGGTTGCCATCGGGTAGCACTTTGACCGATACGCTTCCCGGCATAGATGTGCCGTTAAAGAGAAGCGAAGCGCTGAGAACGCGGTTTGTTTCTTTGTCTAAGTTCAAGTAGTACATAAACCCTCACTTCATACCATATATTCTGTATGGGATGCACCAGTCGTTTTGTCTTGTTCCGTAATATACAGAGCCATCCTCGTTTTGAATGGCTGCATCCCAAAAATAGATGCTAAGATAGCCGCCACCTGATGAATTTTTACCATAGTGTACTTGAAACGATCTAAACGAAAATAAAGGAGAACTATTCGGGAAATAAAAACTCTCATCTGTCGCCCTATATCGCGCAGATGGCAGCGGGACTGAAGCGGTATAAAAAATTGCATTGCTTGAAGCGTTGTAGTCGTTCCCGATAAACAAAGGAACTAATATTGATGAAAAAGAAAAACAGTTGTCACTGTTGTCTTTTCCGCTTTGAAATCTATTTCCCTTGAAAATAATCTGAAGCTGAGAAATGTCTGAAAACTCCAAGTTTATACTTTGCGCCGGGAAAGTGCTCATTTGAAATGGCAGAGGGGCTCCGTTGTAGCTTTCAGTTCCAGCCGTTGCGTTCTGCCAAAGCATACGAATAATCTGTCCAGAAGCAATATTTCCGGCAGTAATCGTGTCTGCTTTGATTTCCGTTGCGGTAATCGTTCCAGCTTGAATTACCTTTGCGTTCAGACCGTTAGCGGAAATATCCTCAGTTGTAACTGCGCCTTTTAGGTTGATTTTAGATGCTTCGATTTGCACAGACTGTGCAGTCTGGTTTATCGTGGAAGCGATGTCGCCCTTAGAGACCTTTGTTTGGATTTCATCGGCGTACTGGCTGATTTCAGATTCCGCTTTATCAATACGAGTGGAAACGCCAGCCATGTCCGTCTGATACGTTTTCTTTGTGACGCGGGCTTCAATGGCAGTGTTCGTCCTTTCAAGGTCAGAAGAATACTCTGTCCTGAACTGCGTCAAGTCCTGCTTGTTCTGGTTCGTCTGCGTAGCAGTCTGGTTTATCTTTTCGAGGTTCGCTCTATCCGTTGCCGCCTGTTGGCTTGTAACGCCGCTTGTAGACTGCGCGTAGGAAGAACTTGTGACTGTTTCGCCAGCGCCGGAAATCGCTGTGTTGCAGTTCAAAGCAAGCGTAACGTTGGTGACAATGGTATCATGTACAACGCCGTCTTTGTCCTTGTAGCGTATCATGTCCAGCGGGAACAAATATGGTGCAGACTTGATAGTGGCACTATATGGGCGGTAGGTAAACCCGCCGCGAGCAGCTTGCAGCTCCTTCAAAACACCATCGTAGGCGTTGGTCAGGAAACCGCAGTCACTTAGGTCAAGCGTGTAATCTGCTGCGCCAGACAGGTATGTGTTGCCATTGCCATCGTCACAGGTGAAGCCGGTAATAGTGATGTCGTTCTCCAACATATCACTAGAATAGCGCTCGCTTGCGGTGATGGTCACGCCTGTCTGCTCATACCATTTCAGCACAAGCCTTCCGCTACCATCCATGAACGCGCAAGTGCCGGTAAGCTGTGCACACCATTGCAAGAGCTGCCGGTAGGTCAACTTCTGGTTAGTATCCGGCAGACCGCCGATGCTAAAATAGTGGTTTGGCAGCACCGAAACGTCCGTTGCAAGCGCAACATTGCAGATGGAGCAAATTTTCTGAATAAGCGCGTCAACATGGATAGGGAAGGAGAGTGTGGAAGCGTTTACCTCACGGTCAAACAAGACCATGTAGTCCAATGCAGAGATGCTTATAGTGCTCAGCTTGCGGGGCGGCGTGTCCACAATGAATAAACCGCAGGGAACATACGCAACGTCTTGATCGGAAGATGCAGAACCAAGAATCATACGTCTCAGAATGCCCTTGCCAAGCGTTGCGCCCTCAAGGACGCTAGACAGTTTGATGCCAATTTTAACGTTCAGGACAGCTCCCTCAAAGGAAACATCGTTGAACTTGCCATCGTAGTTTCGCAACTTTAAGGACAGTTCAGACGCAACTGCAGAGCCGACCTCGATTTTGCTGTTGGTCACGCAGTATCGGTCAATCTTCAACCCACCCTGAATGATATCTGCATCGGTGATGGTGAACGTCTTGCTGCCAGCAGCAACCTCAATAAAGGCAGTCTGTTTATTGCCCTCGTTGAAGGATTTTATGATATCTTGCGATACATTGACCATCAGTGTGCAGCCCTTTCGATGATGTTAAAAGATATCCCTTCCCAGCGATTCATCCGCGAATTGTACATAGGAACAGCACGGTCACCAACGTAGAACTCGCTGGTTTTCCAATCACCAGCCATTGCGTCAAGATAGGTAACGTTGATGTATTCCGGGTTGAACGCTTTCAGGATAGCAGCGGCTTCTTTTATCGTGGTGTACTTCCATTCCAGTTCCAGCTTTACGCACTGCCCAAGACGTTTCTTGTCCATCTTATTATCCTCTGTGCGTCCGGCATCGGATGCCGAGATGTCCTGTAACCGCCACTGATAAGAAGAGGGGCATTTAAGATACTGCCCATCCACGCTCCGAATCGGATTATACTGGTCGTAGTCCATAAATGCCCCTCCTTTAAGTACCTACCGGGATAATTGTTTTGCCGTTGCGCTGGTTCGTTCTGTTCACTGCCTGATAGAAGCTGGACACGTTGATCTCTGCGCTCCCTTCCTTCTCAAGCAGTGCCTGCAACAGCTCGTTCTGACGGCGCAGAAGCTGGTTCTGACGCTCCATTGCAGCTTCAACACCTTCGCGGATGCCCTCAACGATTTGGTCATTGTTGGCAACTGCTGTGTGACCACCCAGAGAGCCGACCATCTCTGCACCGGCTTCTCGGGCGATGAACAGCTGCCCGGCATCGGGGAAACCGCCACTTGCAAAGCCAAAAATCTTTTTACCAAGATTTACGAGTGCTCCAATAGGCGACAAATCCCAAAGGGTGTGTTTTATGGATTCAAGAACTTTTGTACCTGCGGACTTGTCCGAATCACCCCAAGTGCCTATCATGTCCTTCCACCACTGGATGCCACCAGAAAGGCCAAGGCCAACACCAGCGCCTATTCCACCGTATGCACCAAGATGCGACAATGCGCCGCCAGAAGCCGCTGTACTTCCGAGAGCTCCTAACGAACCGCCACCAGCAGAGCTGCCGGAACTTCCAATGTTGAGCTTTTCCTTAAACCAGTTTGCTACGTCTCCAGCTTTCGTTTTGATGAAGTCAAAGCCGTCAGACACGATTTTGCCAATGCCGCTATCCTTGTTGAACAGGTCACTAAAGAACGATTTCAGGCCACCATACGCCTGTTTCAAAGCGGGAACTTGGTCGATGACCTCGCCAACTTTGGTTTTCAGGTTATTAAAGGTGGTGATAACGTTCTTCACGCTGTCAATGGTGTCAGACACGTTCTTGACAGCAGTGGAGACCTTGTTAAAAACAAGGTACACGCCCTCAAATGCCTTTTGGATGGCAAGACCAGCAGCGCCAAAGAAGCCGTTATACTGGTACTCGTTTTCAATCTCCGCAACGCTCTTTTCCACAAAAGACCGGATATCAGAGACCGCACTCGCAAAACCATCATGTGTGTTCAGGATGGACTTCGATGCAGCGGTAAGCGCGTCAATAGAAGATTTGAAGCCGTTGGAAATGTCTTTGCCCGCCTTAGTAACAGCGTTTATGCCATCTGTGAAGTCGCCCAAGTCGGTTTTCATCTTCTTGAACCAACCGCCAAAGCTGTCATTGGTGGTGCGCATCGTGCGTTTTAGCGCGTTTGCGGTTTCCATCATGGACTTGCCGCTTGCGTCAACGGAAAGGCTGATAGAGCCATCGCGCAGACCGTAGTTCTCGTCTGCCAGCTGAGAGCCGATGGTTTTTACCGCGTCAGACACGGACTGGATAGCTTTCACCGCAAGGTCTTTGGCAGCGGAGATACCGTTGGCGAGACCTTCTACGATGTAACCACCGTAGCCCTTGAAAACTTTGGAAGGGGAGTGGATACCAAGTTCAGTCTGCGCTTCTTCTTGGATTCCGTCCGTTATAGCCTTGACAGCATCATCCGCAACGTTTTTTTTGCCAACGATGCCTTTTGCGATGCCATCTATGATGTTTTTGCCAACGCTAACAGGATTGAACTTCGAGATTTTTTCAATCAGTTTTCCGAACCACTTCACGGCTTCTTTAATTCCGTTGATAACGTCAGCAATCAGAAGGATGAATTTTTCTGCAAAATTCCCGTTCGCTGCAATTGCCAACCGGTCAGCTTCATCAACGCCACTTGTAATCCAACCAACAAAAACGCCTATATTGTGGATTGTTTGGGCAATGCCCATCACAAAGTTTTCAATGAAGTTGCCGTTCATCTGCAAATCCAAGCGGTCTGTTTCGGAAACTCCGTTTTTAATCCAACCAACAAAGATTGCAATATCGTTAATGATGTTTCCAATCGCGGTAACGGCAGCAGCCGCAAAGTTTGCAACGCTTTCGCCAATAGACTTGAAGGAATTGAACCAGTCGGTTTCCATTCCAAAGGCAGTTTTCTGATTTTCACTTCCAAGCCCGCGAACGGCTACGGAAATAGCTTCAAATCCTATAACAGCAAGACCCGCAACAGGATGACCGGATACGATAAGTCCGATGCCAGCAAGCGTTGTAACTAAATCCCAAACGTCAAGGTCGAGCTTCTTCACAACTTTTGAAATGGAATCAAACGCGGAAGTGATTCCTTCCTGCCAGCTTTCAGGGAGCAAATTCAGGATAGATTGCCCAAGATTGGAAAGAGATTCTTTCAAATATTCAATGGATTCTCCGAGCTTCCCATCGGTAAGCGATATGTTCCAACCCTGTTTGAATCCTTCCGCTGCGAGGTAGACAAGCGCCCTTACACGCTCAAGACCTTTTCGGAATTTCTCACTATTCTGATAAAGGCTTACAAACCTTGCAACGATAATGCCAACGGCAACCGCAGCTGCCATTATCGGGTTCTTCCAAAGCTTCAAGACTGCTTCAATCAAAGACCCTTCACCTTTGATTTTCTCAAGAGCAGTAAGAACTGAGTTGCTAATTGCCCATGTCGCAAACCCGGCTGCAATTCCAGAGATGAGCGGAAGCAGTTTTTCAAGTTTTGCCTTGATTTCATCAACAGAAGAACCAACGTAGTTCTTGAACATATCGTAGCCGGACAAGTCTACATCGCCTAAGATGTTGCCAGCGGCGCCAGCACCAGAGCCGGAACCACCGGAAGAGCCATTATCCTTCTGGATGACGTTCAGTTCATCAAAGCCCATGATGTAGTTCTTGAACGCCTTTGCTGCCTTGCCGGTCGCTTTGGTGGTATTGTCCATCGCATCCGTGACACCACCAACAGCATCGCTTGCGCTGCTAAAGTCCGGGAACTCCACCTTGACGCCCATCATGGATGCAATGCCAGTGACTAGTTCTTTGACTAGCTCAACGGCTGCGATCAGCGGGGGAAGGATAGATTTCAAGGCAGGGTAGAGCAAAGAACCAACAGCGCGAGCCAGACTGTTCAGCTGTGCCTGCAAGATGCGAATCATATTGGCAGGGCTGGACAGAGTGCGGGCGAAGTCTCCCTGTGCATCGGTGGTCTGCTTCATGATGGCAATGTAACGCAGAACAGCCTTATCAGCCTGAGATAAGGTAGAAACGCTCTGCGAATAGCCAAGATTAAGCAGTTCCTGCTGCAACCGTGCGTTAGAAATATCGACACCCAGACGGCGAATCGGTTCAAGTTCGCCAGAGATAGCTGCCTGAATCTTCGTAAAGGATTCCGCAACAGGGATATTCTTCAAAGAAGCGAGGTCGTAGCCAAGCTGCGTCAGGTTTTTCGACAGCACATACGCCTTGTCGCTTGCTACGCCAAACGAAGTAGTCAAACTCTGAATTGTTGCCATGTTGTTCATGGCTTCGGTTGGGTCAATGCCAAGCAGGGTCTCCATCTTGTTGATGAACGTGCTTGCTTCGCCGGTCAGTCCTTTCATGGACACGCCGAACAGGTTTGCAGCTTCATAATAGCTATTGAATTTTTCCGCTGCGTTGCCAAGATAGGTGGCAATTGCTTTCAGCGAGACCAGCTTTGCCGCAGACCTCATGAAACCATTCAGCTGGTTGGAAAGGCTCAAATAACTTTTTGCAGATTTACTGCTTGCTTTTGTAGCACCGTCAGTTGCCGCAATAACCTTTTGGATATTGGAGGGCAACTTCGCAAACGAATTTCCCACTGTTTCGATTTTGGAAGCAAGCGGGTCAAGAGCATCTGTGATTTTCTTGCAAGAAGTGGCAAAATCATCCAGTGTCTTTGAATCCAACTTGCTGCTAAAATCTGGAATTTTTGCAATGGAATTAAGTGCGCTACTTACACTTCTAAGGCCAGACGCATCAACTTTGGAAAGCGGCGATAGGCCGTTTTGCAGGCTATTCATTTTGCCTTTCAGCCCAGAAAGGTCAATGCCTTTCAAATCGACCGAAGAAATCCTAGTTAATGCACTGGCGACCGAACGGATGCCCTTTGCACTTTCAGACAGGTTCACATTGGAAATTCTGTCCATAAAATCATTGATTCTACTAAGTCCGTCCATACCGGACGAAGCAGACTTCAACGCAGAGATAGACTTTGTTAAAGTGTCAAGGCTAGAACATACCTTGCCTATACTACCTTTTGTGCGCAGTTTGGAAATAGCGGTAGCAAGCTTGTCAATGTTAAGCTCTGCGCCTTGCGATTCCGCAGAAATCTCTACGGATAAGCTTGTAATATCAACATCAGCCATTGCTACCACCGTCCTTCTGATTCATCATAGAGAACATTGCCCTCTTGATGCGTTCTTGCGCTTCCAGTGCGCGTTGGTATTCGTACTCGTCCTGCTCTTTCTGGGTGAGAGGAATCGGTCTATCCATATACTTGATGGGGCTAGACCCTTTCTTGCGGAACATATTGCCAACCGTAGAGGAAAGCGCAGATGCCGTGTAGAAACCATTTCTCCACGCTTCAACATTGGCTCTGCGGGCGCGTAATTCTTCCGCGTCCCGGTAAACCTTTGCCAGCCAGACATCATCCTGCCAGAACTGGTCATAGGTCATGCCAATAGAGATGTAATAGGCTTCTACATCGTGGAACAGCTTAGACACAGAGAATGGCTCTGTGCGGCTGTCCGGTTCTTGAGACTGTGAGGTTACACAATCTCCCACGTTGCGTTTTTTGCGGTCTTGTCCTCTTCATCGGTGGCAATCAGAGCCTTGATAGAATTCGCGTACATCTCCATCAAGGCAGCAATCAGACCTTCCTTGTTCTCAGTGTGCACAAACATATCATCGACCGTCTTTCGGTTGATGCTCTTGTTGCGGGCAATGAACGCGCCATAGAACAGAGCGGAAGTGTTCTTAATGGGGTTGATGCCATTGGAGAACTCGTAAATCTGGAAGCCGTTGCGTTCAGTGGCTTCGGCGCTCTCGCGGGTGAAAGTCAGCTCGTAAGTGTTCTTGCCATCGGGGGAATGAAAGTTGATAACCTTAGCAGCCATAATAAATGCTCTCCTTTATAAATAGGGGCAGAACCAAATCCATTGTTCAGTTCTGCCCGGCTTGATTGAGATTTGATTAAGATGTATTAGGAAATGTCAAGAGAAACCGTTTCAGCCCATTTGGGTTTACTCAGGAAAATAATGTTGATGGGGAACTCCAACGGTTCATCAACGCCTGCGCCGGACATACCGCACTGGTGCATACCATCCCAAGTAAACCCAGAGCCATCAGAGAACTTCAGAGCATAATGATGCGTTGCATTGAGTTCGCCGTCCGAATCCTTGTAGCCACGCTCGGTAACGGCGGCGTAATCCGTCTTGTTGTAGAATGCGTCAAAGGCCTTAAGATCAGACTGGTTGATGCCAAAAATCTGCTTCCGCATGGGGTCAGAAAGAGTAGTGACATCCAAAAGGTTCGGGTCAGAAATCAAGTCAGGAAAACCCTTGATGTCGCACAGCTTGGTCATAGTGGCGGAAGTTCCTTCATAAAGAGTAATTCCGTAGCTGGAAATTCCAGTTGCCATAGAATGTTTACCTCCTTAGTTTCGGTAAATCATTCCGTCCTCTCCGATTGATGCCCCATAGCTGCAATCAATCCGATAGACGGAATTGTTGTATAGCCCATTCAACGGGGCAAACGACTTGCGATAAAAATTAAGCGGTTCAAGAATAGAATCCACGATTCCAACGATGGAACGTGCTTCTGCAATGCGTCCGCTGGTTTTGTTGGAATATACACGCACACGAATGGAAACAGCGGCGTACTTGCTTCGGCTGGCAGAATCACGATGAACCGGAAGATTGCTGTTTTCTTCTATCTGTACACACGGAAACTTCTTGACATTGCTGTCATTGATTTCACCAGTGACAAAGATGCCGGGCACTTGCTTTCGCAGTTCCTTAGCAACAGCAGTGAAGATAGAATTGAAATAATCGATCAACTATTCCAAACCTCCCTCCACGTTGCTTCGACTTGAGAAGCCATTTCTTCAACAGCCCCCCACATAGCCATAGCCGCATCGTTGCCGCTGGTGTAATTCAGCTGGCCTTTGCCGTCTACTTCCTTGACAGGCGTACCAGCATTGCCGGATTCTCCGTAGTAGTACCAGCGCTTGTGCTTGCCGTTTTCTTTGCCGTATGTGCCATGTTCGCCAATGTTATCAGGCAATGGAAGGGGGCCGACTGTTCCAGCAGCGCCCCAGCCCTGATGTGTAACGCCGGTACCAAACTCGATGTGAGCAACCGCCTGCCCCTCCGCTAGGATGGTGCAAGAAGTGCCATTTTGGCTAACTTCACACTTAACATCGTTTTTGCCAGCATATTGTGCGTTCGCAAAGCGAATTTTGGCAACAGCAAGACCTTTATCGGCAAGCGCTCTTGCAAACAACTGTGCTTTTTGGTTCAGGGTGGTCTTGTATTTGCGAATATCTTCCTCAGCCTGTTTAAGTCCGGCATCGCTCAACCTCACTTTAATTTTCACTTGCAGCCACCTCTTTCAGCGCATACTTTGTGTCTGTGATATGCTCTGCGACCTTGAACACGATGTAGTTGTAAGGCATATCCGGTTTTACACCGAACCAGACATGGCTACCCTCGCAAAGTGAGTTATTGTTAAGCCTGCTGGAAGAACCCAAGATGTCCCTTGATGCCAACTTCGAATACCCGACAAGAAACCAGTTCCTTCGTTTCTTTCTTGGCGTGCTGACAATGTAGCTGTAATCCGTGAACGCGCCAAAAGGGCTTGCTTCCGCAGAACCAGTAGGCGGGCTGACGTTCAGCATCAGCTTTGCGGGGTCACTCCACGTCTGCGATGTTTCGCCGGTTTCGTTGCCCCACTCGTCCACAACAGGCGTTTTCTCACCGACTGGGTTTGAATACCACAGCGGGCGTTTATCCAGCGGGCTTCCATTGAACATCAGCCGATAACACCTACTCTCGGAACCACTTCATTTAGCAGGGACTGCGCCACATCGGAACTTTCCCAAACACGAGTGATGCCGTTGTTGGTATAGCTCGTCTGTCCGTTTGCACCGATATGGTTGTACAGTTCCGCTGCAATGCGTATCTGCAACGACTGATACTGCGAGGGCAACTCGTCTGGTCTGTTGCCGAAGGGGTAGCCCTGCGCAAATATCTTGTCTTTGGCGAAATCAAGCAGCAGGTCGAAGAGTGGGTAGTCCTCGTCCGTGATTTCACGGTCAAGTGCAGGGGCGATGTACTGCCCCAGCTTGACTGCCGCTTCGGAATACTGGTCTCCCATGCTGCTTTCTTCCTTTCACCTTAGTAAGCCTTGATACAGTACACAGCGTCCATGCGCTCAAAGGACGGCAGGACGATTTCAGAAGCATAGACGTTGGCATTGACCGGGTGAACGGTCAGCTCGGTGGTAATGGCAACGCCGGTGTTCACGATGGAAACAGATGCACCAGACTGGCCGGACAGCAGGTCGGCTTCCTCAGGAGTAGTACCGTACCAAGTGCTGCCAAGAGCGCCGGACGGAGCGACCACGACCATGCCATCGGGCAGGTACTTCTCGCTTGCGCTGTACTGGTCTGCCTTGAACATCTTGTCATACAGATGGATGGTCAGGCCGGTTGCAGATTCGATAATCTGCCGTGCTTCGCTGTCCAGCAGAACGGCGTTTGCCTTTGCGGTGACAGTCATGAACCGATTCTTCACTTCGTCCGCAGCGATCATGTTGCGGAATGTGGCAGTGTTCATGTACACCTCAGTCACGACCTCGCCCACGCTTGCCAGAACAGCATCCTTTGCGGCGTTCAGGTCAGCAATGGGGGTGGCGGTGGTGACGTTCCACTTAGACTTTGCGGCAGAGACTTCCTTGTAGTTGGTGGACTTCCAAGTGCCGTCCGGGTCGTAGTTGTAGGTGTAGTTCACGCCGTTTGCCTTGATGGTGATGCCAGGAACGCCATTGGTGGGAGCCAGCAGCTGCCAGATCATGCGCTCGGGAACGATACGCGCGCCAGTGATAAGCTGTGCGGTGTCATCGTACAGACGGTTCATCACGTCACGGGCATAGGGGTCGTTGCTGTCGAGAACACGCAAGATTTCCTGACGGTCTTTCTCACCCAGATGGTAGCCCTCACGGAAGAACGGCATCTCGGTTTCATCGAACTTGAAGCCCTCACGGGTGCGGAACGTAGCCTTTGCGTCAAATGCGCTGGGCATCAGAGACACGCCAACGCCCTTGTGGCCGCGAATCCACTTCAGGTCAAGACCGGCCTTCTTCTTGGCGGGAAACAGTGCATCAGATGCAAAGGGCATCGCATTGGTAGGGTCATTCGTCCAATAGGCGGCAATCGCAGCCGGGGCAAAGACTTCCTTAAGATTCAGTGCCATGTTGTTTTACCTCCTATTAAGCGTTCACGCTGATGTTGTCACGGCAGAAGATGCCGGGGACGGCGGTCTTGAGTGCCTTGATTGCGTCAGCGTCAAAGGTGAAGCCAGAACTTGCCGCTGCCTTCTTGGTGTCGATAACGCCACGAATCAGCAGGGAAGCGTTGGGGTTCTCTGCCGGGTCAACGTCATAAAGCAGGATGCCGTCAGCGTTGATGGTCTTAGAGCCAGTCTCGCCAGCGGCAACAGCTTTCTTGCCAGCCAGCGTCATGGGATAGCCAGCCTTAACCGCAGCAGTTTCGGTCACGGTAAAGGGGATAGCAGTGTAGTCATTGGAAGCAAGGATGGTATCGTTGATTCCGTTGACCGTGTTTCGGGTAAACTTCATGTTTTCCTCCTTGTTAATGGAAAGCACTCATTGCGTCACTCGATGCCTTAGAAGTATTTGCGTTCTGCTGTGCAAGGCTCTTCGCAAACGCCACGCCCTCACTGTCAGAACCGCCCTTGCCATCCGCACCCGGAGGTGTGGGCATATCCTTCAGCAGAGAAGCCTTGTATGCGGTGTCATGGGCGGTCATAAACTCCGACTGGAACTTAAACACCTTGTCCATGTCACCGTCAGCCAGCGCAGACGCAGCCTTGTTGGCAAGTTCAGCGTCATAACCCTGTGCAACGAACTTCTCACGGTAGGATGCAAGGGTCTTTTCCTTGACGAGGTTCTCCTTGTCGGCAGTCAGGGCTTCAATCTGCTTCTGCATCTCTGCCAGCTTGTCAGCCTGTTCCTGCGCGGCGTTCTCGTCATCGGTACGCTTTGCTTTGAGCTGCTTCTTGTACTCGGCAGCTTCGCCGTTGGCTTTCGTCACGGCGTTGCGTAGCTTCTCGACTTCTGCGTTAGGGTCTGCAACCTTTTCAAGCGCAGAAATGATTTCATCGGCGGTCATGCCCTCTTTGTAGGCATCACCAAGCAACACATTGAGTTTCATATCGTTAATTTCCTCCTGCGTTTTTTTACCGTTGCTTCCCTGCAACGCTGCGAAATTTGTATCCCGGCTTCCCTGCCGGAATATATCAGCCCGCTAATGCGGATTGATTCTGAATTATGCGCACAACAGATTGTGTGTGTTCGTCTTGGTAATGAAGTCTTTAACTGCGGTATATTCCCATCCGCAATCCACAAGGCCGCTTACCAAACATTCCATAGACTGAATCGCCCGAAGCTCCTCTTGCGTAAAGCAATCGCGTAAATTATCAGATGCTTTGATTTGATATTTTTCACGAAGCTGCGCGGCGTTCATTCCAAACAAAACTTTATAAATGACATTGGTATATGTGGAATATGCGTGACCGTGCATCCGCTCATTTTCGGTGGACTGTTGCAAAGCCTTTGTAAGAGCTTGCCGAACAGCAATGCCTTTTTCGCGTTCAATCAGTTTTCCGCGCAATGCGCTTTCCATTGCGTTAAACTGTTTGATGTACGCTTCCTTAAATCGCATTGCCAATTCGCCAGTGTATCCCATGACAAGAAGAGTGAACCCGTCACGAGTCATAACATACATATCTCGTTTCTTGCCCTGCGAATCATCATAAGAGGTCAATCCAAAATTGGATTGACGGAACTCTTCACTGCATCCAAGTTCTCGAATATCGCGAAGAACATGAAAATGCTCTTTACTAAACGTCTCAGCGATATCTAAGCTGGAAACAACGGTACGTTCTTCATGGTTGATTTTTGCGATTTCGACTAACATTTCTATCCATCCTTCCTATTTGTGGATTTTGAATGTTCGGATATGTGCAAAGGGCTATTCGCCCTCTGTTTCTTTATTGGTATCGGCAGACTGTTTGTCTGCCATGTTCTCGGCGTTTGCGCCGGTAGCATTCTGTTTAGGCTGTTCCTGTGGCTTCGGCGCTTTCCCGTCCTCGCCCAGCTTGCCAGCGGCAATCAGGAATGGCTTGCTCATCTCATAAGCAGCCTGCGGATCAGGGAACAAACCGGGCGTAGTAAACGCCAACTGCGGGTCAATGGTCTGCTGCAACATCTGTGCAAAAATCTGAACCTTGCTCTGCTGATTATCGTACTGGCGGCGCGGCAGTTTGATGTTGATGTCACTTGCCATCAGCTTAGAACCAGCCGTATCACGCAAGATTTTCAGCATTACAGACAGGCTTTGGCGTTCAGCAAATTTGAACATATTCTCGTACTGCTGCGCCCTTGCTTCGGTGTGATTCCAACCGTTGCGGACGATGACCGCGCCAACATTGTCGGACGTTGCGTTCTCACTGCCAGTAGCACTAGGCATGGCAGTCAGACTGCGGTACACATTCAACATGGAATCAAGCAAGGTCTGGCTCTGCTGCTGGTCAAGCTCGTTTGCAATCTGAGAAACAGAAGCGGGCAGACCAGAAGTAGATTTCAGGCACATTGCGCCCAATTCCTTCACTTGGTCAAGAGCATCCTTATCCACAAGACAGTTGGTAAACACCATGATGGACTGAATGAACTGCGCCACACCGTCCAGACGGTTGCTTTCAAGGTCGTTGATTGCATCCAACGCAGGGATAGCCGGTTCAAACAGACCCATACGCTCCGGGTTCAACTTGTATTCGACCATCGGCAGCATTCCGAGAGAATGGTTCTCCGATTTCGTAACCTTGCCGTTGTCGATTTCAAAGTACTGGTTCGGCGTGTACACGCAAATCAGGTCGTTCAGGTCATTCTGATAATTGCGTGGGATGTGCAGCACGTTGGCGATAGGCTTGTGACCGATGCCGGAGTTGTAAATCACATACGCCATGTCCGGGTCGGGAACATCCACCAGCAGGGGCGTTTCGTCAGGGTAGTTGCCGTTGTACCCCTTGTCAGGGAGAACAATGCGATATCCCTGTCCGCACTCCAACATCCACTGCCAGAGCCGCCGATCGAGCGCATCCTTGCCCTCATACTGCAAGGCATTGGACAGGCGGGCAATTTCCTCACCGTCACCAGTTGCCGTTTCAGACCGCACATAAGAGCAGGGAGTCCCGCTCATGTAGCCTGTGTAGAATCCCACGCACTCGTTGGCGTGGTTTTCTACAATGCGATTGGTGATTTCAGCGTGGTACTCCTTCGTGCGATGGAGGACAGGCTGGCTACCCAAGTAGTAGTTGTGCAGAAAGCGAATCTCGTTCTTGTTCAGCAGATGAATAGGCTCCGCCTTGCCCATGACCACTTTCAGCACGTTCGTCCGATTGATTTCCGCTTCCGACGTTTCAATCGGTCTACGTCCGGTCAGTGGCTTATTCAAAAAGCCGTCAACGACTATCTGATACTCAGCCATGCGTTCCTCCTTTCCGGCAAAATAAAAAGCGCAGCAAGACAAACCTGTTAAGGTCTATCTCACTGCGCTTACAACTGCGCTTCAAAAGCTATTCAGTTCTTAAACTTTGGTACGGAGACCCATGTATCTTTTGGAAGGTTGGAATCTCCAATTGTAATCCAATGGCAAAGAGGGCACAGAAGGGAGAACTTTCCTTCCACTTCGCCAAGATAACGACCGCAATCACACGGATTGCCGTTTGCGTCTTTTCGAGGACGCTTGCATCTGACTTTTGCTACCATCTGTGCTCCTTTCGTTGAATTTCTGGAAACAGGCTGTTGAGCACAGACCTGTCAGAAGCTACTGGGAAACTGTTCGCACTTCCAGCCGTGCTATTCTTCGCCCGAAGAAAACCATTGCAGCCTTTACATTCAGTTGTCGGACAGACGTAAACGGGTCAGCTGCAATTTTGGTGCTGCATAATGGATTTGAACCAATGTATGTCCGGTTATGAGCCGGATGCTCTAGCCTGACTGAGCTAATGCAACATAGAAACCCGGCTTGATTGGTTAACCGCTGCTCTTTGCAATGTCATGCCTAAACATCACATCGAGAGCCGGGAATAGCAGTGGAGGTTTTGGAGAATAAAGCCATGCAAAGCTAGGTAGTTGGTTGTGCTGCGTAACGGAATCGAACCGTTGCTTGCCAGCCATGGGGGAGACAGGCTGGCATTCCCCTTACAATTGGAAACGCAACATATAAAGCCCGGTGAAGGCGAAAGAGTGAGAAAACCTCCACCGGTGAAAGGAGGAATATGCTTGTTGACACGCACGCGGGTAAAATGACAAAACCCCGCGTGCAAGCTATTCCTTTAAGGGAAGCTGCAAAACTTCCTGCGTACATTATAAGCCTTGTCAAGTGGTGAAATCAAATAAATAGACCAAGCGAACACAATATATTGTGTTTTTAATCAAAAAGGCCTCTTGACAGGCTCAATTTTACTGATTCCGTTATACAATTCATCGGCAAGTTGCGCCAAACTGTCCGGTGCGTCATCGTGCGGAACTTTGCCAAGCTGCGTGAACATCGTCACCTGTTCCATAAACGACTTGTACTCTTTCGACTGGTGTTTTTCGTCAAGGAAATAGAACCGCTTAATGTCCGGCGCATACTGGATGATTCTTGACAGCTTGCTTTGGCCACTCGGCGCACGCTGGCTACGAACAGAGCAGTGATAGCCCTGCTGCCGAAGCTGGCTGTCCACCACGTCACAGTATTCGTCGCCGCCGTTGTTGGCTTCACCACGCACTACGTTGATTTTGTGTTGGATGATTTTGCCCACGACTTCCGGTCTGGTCACGGTCTTATCGCCATTGTTGAAAACAAGGTCTGGGATGAACACAGCATCACCGTACACATAAGCAATGGGACAGGCGGTGAAGTCGCCGCCGCCCCATGCAATATCCATGACCATGAGCTTGCGATCGGGCTCTCCATCAGGAAGAACGCCGTTGAAATACCGCAGTTCATCGGCAGGGAACAGCAGCCCTTCACGCTCAACAGGCTGGTTCATGTACAGTGCTTTCCAACTCATTTCGTCCATGACTTCACGTTGCTTGCGGAGCGTTTCTGTGCTATATCCCACACCGTAGTCATAATCAAAGTTAGATTCGTCTTTTTCGTTCATTGCTGGCATAACAATGAATCTGTTCCTGTCGGAATCGCCGTAGTTTTGCTCTAATCGTCCGATAACATCATGGACAGACCAGCGTGTAGCAATATGTAGTTCCTTGCACTTGTTGCCGATTTTACGCTGTCTAAGGTCGGTAGTATACGTTTCCCACAGCTTATCAAGGCGGGGTTTGGAAAGTGCCACTTCGATACCGGACACAAGGTCATCGCAGTAGAGAAGCGTAGATGCACGGTACAAACCAGCATTGCCAGTGCCAATAGACGTAAATTCCAGCGTTTCAAAGCGCTTTCTCTTGCCTAAGTCAATGCGGCAGTCCTTCGCATTGGTGTTCGACACAGTAACGTCCGGGAAAACATCATTCCACAGATATTCTCCGTCCTTGTCGAATATACGCAAGCACTCATCATAAACGCCACGAACAAAGCTGTTTGAGTGAGAACCCGTAAGCATCGGTTCGTCAGGGGTTCTTCCGGCAAGCCATGTCAAATAGAAAATAGCTAGAGCCGTTTTACCACAGCCGGGGGGCATCGAGATAGCCAGCAAGTCCAGTCTGTCATCCGCAAGGTCTTGCAGGGCGTTCGCAACGGTCTTTAGTACCTTTCTTCTCGGCTGGTAGAACTTCTTCTCCGGCGCACGGTTCCATTCAAGGTAGATGCAATAGCTATCGAACACATCTTTTGCTTCAAACAGGTACGTCCGACCGATAATGTCATAGACCTTCGCCACGTCCTCGCCTGTTTTCATCTTGCCCATCATGGCTGCACAGACAGAACGCAGCTCACCAGAGTATTTGTAGGCATCGAACCGCTTGTCCTGTGGCAGGGCATCTCTTAGGTTCACCACCGCCTGAAACCAGTCCTCATAGACCTGTGCTTCGGTCGGATTCTGCTTTGCATATGCTTTAATACTGTCAATGATGGCGATACACTGTTTTGGCTGCATAAAAAATAGGCACCCCCTACCTGAAAATGTAAAGAGTGCCTACAACTGCACAAAAATCAAATATTCGGTTTTATAATGCGATTCCAGAAACTTTATTTCTCAAAATCAATTAAAAGAACTGCCCGACCGTTTCTAATCCTTTTTCTACCTTCTTCATTATGCTGTTTTCGGAGAGATACTCCATGCCTTTTAAGGTAATCTGCGGGTGAATCGGCTCTACAATATGCGGGAACTTGTTCGTCATATCTTGCGTGTAGACCAGACCGCGAATGAAACCGTTCATTTGCAGTTCGATCATAATCTGCTCCCAGTCAGAGACCTTCATTTTCATTGCTTTTGCAGAGATAAGCTCATAGTCAAATTCTTCATCGCCCTTGTGCTTATCCAGCAGTTTGAGAATCTTGTAGATGGCATTAAAATTGTCCATAAGCTACTCCTTTCACCTGTTCTGTTCAGCAATCCGATACCATGTCTGGCGGGTCACACCAAGCTTCTTAGCAGCGTCATTCTTTGTATAATGTCGGCTCACGTTTGCCATCACAACCAATTTTCATAATGTAATCAAGATATTGTTTTACCATCGTGCTATCTTCGCAAATGCTGGCATACATAGCCAACTGGATATTCTGCCCTAAGTTTGATTCAGTTGGTTTAATGGTCAATCCTTCATTTTCAAAAATCAGAATGGAGTTTGCTAATTTGCATCCTTCAACAAAAGCAAACAATTCTTCGTATTTCACAAAATCAAAAATTGAACGCAGCTTTGTTGTTCCATCTTGAACAATCAAATTACCGCCATGAATATTTTCTAGCTTTTCAGTTAAATCCATCTTTTGTTTCTTACTCATATTGATGTTCCTCCAAAAGAATGGTATACTATGGTTGCACCATTCTTTTTCCTGTTTTGGTTGGTTTGGTGTACTCTTAGCGGTGGCTTGTGGTTGGGCTACCGCTATTTTTATTTGCGTATCTTTCGACACGATCATACCAAGTGGATTTCCCGATGCCAAGCTGCTTGCAGCACTCTTTTACGGTAATTTTGCCTTTTTGCTGTTGCTCTAATAGGCTTTCAAACTGCTGCTCGTCAACTTGCTTTTCCTGTCTGCCAAAGCTACGGCCTGTTCTGGCCGACACTCTCTTGCCATCAACAATAGGCATGGCAGCTATGCCCTCTGCCTGACGTTGCTTGGTTTTCTTGCGTTCCTGTTCAGCTACTGCGCCCAAAACCTCAATAAGGATGTTGTTTACCATTTCCAGCACCCACGTCTGGTCTTGGAAGTCAATAAGCGTGGTCGGAATGTCGAGAATGCGAACAATCACGCCTTTTTCTTTGAACCACTGAAGTTCTCGCTTCATCTCGTCTTTGTCACGCCCGAATCGGTCAAATTCCTTAACAATGACCTCATCCCCAGCCTTGACAGTCTCTTTCAATCGTTTATATTGCGGACGATCAAAGCTGCTGCCCGTCATTTTATCACAAAATACATTCTCGTCCGGGATGTCAAACCGATCTCGTGCGATTTTAAGCTGTCTCGCAAGATTTTGCTCTTTGCTCGACACTCTCGCTAAGAAATAACGCATTGCAATCACCCGTTACTTGTCAATTTTGATTTTATAGGAATATTCATCCAGTTCCTTCGTTGTTTTTGGTCTAAGAATGACTTCGTAATCCAGTGCTTCTGCAAATTCGCATAATTTTTTTACAGACATATTGTTGCCCTTTAAACGTTCTCCAACGCCAGAAGCAGACTTGTAACCCATATCGTTAGCAAGAACTTCCATCGTTTTAGGAGGGCGGCTCTTAATCATAATGTCTTTAATGATTTCGGTGACAGTCATTTTAATTTCCCCTTTCTTATAACGGCTCTTTTTCTGTATCCATGTTACCATGTTTTCATGGAAATGTCAAGCGTTTGTTTTTATATATTATATAAATATACTCTAGTATGTATTTATACATACTAGAGTAGTATAAGGGTGTTTACTTAGTTAATCAAAATCAGGTAGAAAATTTTCTATAATAAGGAGTAATTCTTCCAAACTTCATTTCCGTAAAACTTTGGGTCTTGACAAGCATATTTTCACGCTTTATACTTGTTCCAGCGAAAGCGAGGTGATAGGCTTGGCAAGACGAGCAGAAACCTCGGAACGTGATAAGCTGCGCATGATAAGTACCCGGCTCACAGAGAGCCAGATCGCAAGCATGGAGAGCAGCGCAAAGGCATTGGGCATCTCAAAGGTTGATGTTATCCGCATGGGTATCGAGTGGGTAGCATCCTACGTTGAGAACATCAAGGCATAAAAAATAAGCTACCAGTTCCCACCTACCACAGCAGAACTGATAGCTTATCCACATCACGAAACGAGAACCTGCAACCACCAAGGGGGCAGTCTCCCTTTTCGGAATCTATTATACCAAAAAGGGCTGCTCTCCGCAAGAGTTAGGAGCAAAAAACATGAACTTTCCCACGACAACCGAAGAATTTCTGAAAACCCTCGCACATGGTAAAGAGCCGACCAACGAGGACAGGGAGTACGCAGAAGCGCTTGGTAAGCTGTCCGAACTGAACTACCGGGCAGGGTACGAAGCGGGAGCGAACAAAAATAAGGGCTAAGTTTTGTGCAGAACGTAGAAAGTGGTTTGTCAAGATGAACGAACACTAAATGTAGTGTTTCGTTGGTCTATTTCCGCTTGACTTTACTACATTTTGCAATTACACTTAATGCACCTCAAAGAAAGGAGATAAAAACATGGCAAGAAGTCCTTACATCGAAGCATACCGCCATCAGGTAGCCGTCGGCTTCACTGATCGTCAGTATGAGTTGCTGGTGGAGCATTGCAAGAAGTGCCGCGTATCGCTGTCACAGGCCGTCCGCGATGCCTACCTTGAGAAGTACCCCATGCCCGATGATGAAAAAGAATAAGACGCTCGCTAAAGTTTGCCGACCACAGCGAACGTCTTATGAAGCACTCAGAGAGTATAGACCCTCTTTGGGTTATTATACCAGAGATGGCCTGCTCTCGCAAGATAGAAAGGCTAAATTTCTATGAATAATAATCTTGAAACCATCCGAATCTTCTCCGAAGATGTTATCCCCGTGTACGACACCGACACTGGCGAAAAGGTAGTGCTGGGTAGGGAGTTGTACGAAAGGCTGAAAATTAAGACCGATTACACGCATTGGTTTGCAAGAATGTGTGAATACGGATTTGTCGATGGAACGGATTATTTCACGGATGTCAAAAATGTCACCCGTGACGACGGGCGTAAAATGCCGCAAAAGCAAATCGACCACATCATCACTCTGGACATGGCAAAGCACATTGCAATGATTCAGCGGACGCCGCAGGGCATGGAGATTCGCCAGAAGCTGATTGACCTTGAGAAGAACGTGGCCGTCAACCAATTCGCAGGGGCATCCAAGGAACTGCAAGCAATCTTCGTTCTGGACAACCGTTCCATGCAGCACGAAAAGCGCATCTCTGCTCTTGAAACCAACATGACAGTGGACTACGAGCAGCAGCGGGCGCTTCGCCGTGCGGTAAACCGTGTCGTGGTTGAAGCTCTTGGCGGCAAGACCTCTCCTGCATACCTTGACAAGTCCACCCGGTGCAAGGTTTACAGTGAATGCAACAAGGATGCACAGGACTGGTTTCATGTGAACAGCATTAGCAACGTTCCTCGCAAGGATTTTGACAATGCTGTTGCTTACATCGAACGGTGGCGGCCTTGTGCAAACACCGTGATGATGATTCAGAACGTCAATAGCCAGACCCAGATGGCAGTTTGAAAGGAGAACAACTATGCTTACCGCAGATAAGATTCAGGATATGGGGGAATACCTCAACTACGCTTTCGAGACCATGCTGAAACTCTGGCGCGCCGTTGACTACGGCGAGTGCGTCCACGAGCCTGTTATCGCTTGTGACGGAAAGGTTGTCGATAGTGGTCAGCTTTCCTTTGAACCGGACGAAAACGGCGAGATCGAGCCGGTTCTGCTCCGGGACAACAAGTGCATCATGCACGATGTGAAGTATTGGATGCCCTTGCCCAATGTTGAGTACCATCCCTATCACGATAAAATCGTGAAGTAAACAGTCTATAAGAAAAGCCAGTGGTTAGAGAACATCTAGCCACTGGCTTTTTGTGTTGTGGATTATTTTGCGAGGTCTGCGTACTTCACTTCTATGCGCGGGAGTTCATCGGTCGTGCCAGTCAACGCTCTAGTGATTTTCTCAAGCCCGGTAAACTCACCATAGACGGTGATAATATCATCTTCCAGAATCTTCACAGCGTCGCCACCACGCTTGTCCAGCATATAATACTCATCATCTGCATAGAATCCGTATCCGCTGTTATCGGTGTAGGCTCTCCATGCTTTCCTGCTGCCGGAAAAGTTTGCGCTTACAATCTGTGCAACCCTGACCTTGACCATAACCTTAGTTCCTTTGTACTTATCGGGATAGCGGAACAGTTCCTTGTAATCCATCTGCCGGCACTGCGCCTTATAAGCACCCTCGCTGATTTCAGGCGCAAAGTCTCCGCTATCGCAGCCAACCAACATAATGCAAGCCAAGATAGCCATCAGGACTGCCGCAACGATTCTCTTTCTCATTTTCGATTCTTCCTTTCTTTGGCACATAGCCTTTAGCTGATTATACCACAATCTAGGCTCCGAAAGGGGTCTTTTTGTATTTTTCGGAAAATTTGGAGACTTGCACAATCAGATAGGTTTCGTTTTGTGAAGGTGGGGTGGGTGTTGGCGGCACGAGCCCAGAAAAACGCCTTTTTTGAATTTTTTCTACGCGAGGTGTCGACCACCCCACCCACGGCTCGCCCCATATACCCCAGAGGTGGAGACCCCAGCCCCCAGCGCACCCGGAACGGCTGAGCAGCGCAGGCCGTGCCAGAACCAGGGCGGGGCAAGTACCAGGGCAGACCATGCAAGGCACGACACACGCCCGGGCGCTGGGCACGCTGCACCGGTTTGCACCCGATACCAGACAGGCCGCGCCGGGCAGATCCGGACGGCGGCGCTGGAGGGCGGGCAGTGTGTCCGGCAAACTACACTTTTTCGGATGCAAAATATTTTCCATGCAAACGTGTATAAGCGTTGCCTGTGCAACTTGACTTTTCCATGGATTCATGTATAATATAATCAGAACACGGAAACATGGAAACATGGAAACAAAATCAACCACAATGCCGTTACAAAACAGGAGGACAAAAACCATGAAAAAGACCTATAAGTGCAGTGACCTCTATACCGCCACATTTGAGGACGGCACGTTAATGACTGGCACACTTAACCAGCTCTATGCAGCCCAGAACAACCGCAAAATGACCATCAAGCCCGTTGTATGGCTCTGGTGCAGTGACAGTGGCCTGTATATGGTAGACTACATCTTAGAGGGTGCAGGCTGGACACTGGGCGCATTCGACACGCTGGCAGACGCGGAAAAGGCAGTTGCAGTGTTTAACGAACAGCCCGCAACAGATGTGGCGGCAATGCTCACGGCGGACGCTCTAAAGTGCTTTATTTGTGAGGTAGAGTGCAAAGCACTTGGCGATGATGGGAAGCAATACAATGCTGTTTGGTGTCCCGATTGTGGGCAGATCTATTACACCATCCCGAAAAAAGTTAAAGTACTGGGCTACATCCCGCAATATAAGGAGGACTAAAAATGATTACTCTTGACTTTTCCCAATGGGCTGCCCTCTGGTATGTGGGCGGCATGATCTCCGGTGCATTGGTTATGATTGCTATTTTAAACAGCTGAGGGAGGACTTAAACATGAAAAAACGCAGCTTTACAAGCAACGGAAAAACGTGGAAACGTGTCCCGAAAAATCAGGCGTGCGCGGCATACGTGAACGGGTTGAAGGTGGCAATTTGCCAGGTAAATTTTGTTCCGAAATACCCCTATACAACAAACCGAAAAAGCCGGGAACGATTTATTATCGATGACATAGGAGCACGGAACGATTTTAACAACGTGGTAGCGTCATTTGAGTATTATAATTGCACAAACGCAAAAACGGGAAAATACGCCGCGTTTTATATGGAGGGTTAAAAATGACTGACCTAGAATGCAAGTGTAACGAGTATCGGGAATATAAGCGGCTTGCAGAACAAGCGGAGCAGATGCGGAACAGCCTGCGGGATGAAATAATTGCTATGATGCAGGGAGCACCGGAGGTTATCGCTGGCGCCTGCAAGGTGATGTATAAGGACGTGCAAAGTGTCCGACTCGATAGCAAGCTTTTGCAGGCAGCGCACCCGGATATTTATGCAGAATGCAGCAAAAAGACCGTTTACAAGCGTTTTAGCGTGGTCTGAGGGGGTACGACAAGTGATATTATCTTGTGTCTTGTTTTGCTTCTGGTTTTTCTCAGCGCTGTTTAAAGCGTCCAAATAAGAAGCATTTCACCCGGTCAGAAATGACCGGGCTTTTCTTTTGCCTTGCATCTGCTGAGGGTGCAGGGCTTTTATTTTGTCCAGATGCAATGCAGCCCATACAAGCGTTTACAGCGCGTTTTGTTCCGTTCATGCAGTTATACAGCTCACACAGCAAAACGGCACACGTGGCTTTACAGGCGCTTTTCCTGCGATTTTCCCTATTCCACCGCCCGCGATACCAGACCGACACAAGCGGCTATAATACCACCTGCGACACGTTGGAGCACATCACAGCGACGCAGCACCTCCAGCGCATACCAGATACCAGCGCCACGCCGGACGCTATACAGGACAGCACAGCCGCCCTATTATAATAATGTATATAAGGGCGTAGCGGTGTGCCCCTGTTATAGATCCATGCCAGACGGTGCAACACATCGCAAACCATGCCAGCCCGGCGGGGTTTTGATGTTTCCCACGCCTGGCATTAGCCTGGCACCTGGTTAGCCTAGCATTAGCCTAGCATTATGCTTTCTTCCTGGCACGGGCGGCGCGGAACCATTGGCGGCTACCGCCGCAACTCTTTTCGGGCTTTCGCCCGATAGCTAATAGAGGTCAGCAATAGTCGTAGCGTTCCAGCCGGAATAGTCGTAGCCAATAGTCGTAGTTTCTCCAATAAAATAGTCGCAGAATAGTCGTAAGTCATCAGACAACTAGATTTTGAAAGTCCTATATATAGTATAGTAGCAAACAGCTCACTGATAGTCGTAGAGTAATAGTCGTAGCGTTTTCTTGCGAACCATCGTCAAATAGTCGTGTATTTTTTGTGTGAAATAGTCGTTTGCCTTTTAGAGAAAGAAAGGTGCGATAGTCGCTAAGTCGTCCGACATCCCCAAAAATCAATAGTTGTCAAGACACCTGTCAATTCTAATCCCAATCGCATTACCTCAAAATATTTAACCATCGTACTTATTATAATAGTCGCAGATAATTACTCAATCTTTTTAACTATTATTCTGCTTGAATAGTCGCATCATCCAATTAGGTTCGTTCTTCTCCGATTTAATTGCCGACAACTACAATCATATCATACCAACTAACCAGGATTACCCATTTGGCAAATACCTCAATACTTTTAACTATCTAACAAGACTATCCGACTGGTCAGTCGCTTTCAATTTGTAATCAACCGCTCATACAGCTATGCAACATTTCTACATATTCAACCGACTACAAAATGAAGTCAATTCTCCATGTCTGGAATAGTCGTAGACCATCCACCAATCCGAATCTCACGCCAGTTCTCGTCTACGGTCTGCTCTGCTGGCTAACGGTGTAGCTTTGGAGATAGAGGGTTGTAGGGGGAAAGAACCTTTCGCAAGACGTTTGGTTGTCATTTTCAGTTGTCACAGTTGTCGCACCATTTTGGCGTGGGGGCCTCAAACAATTTATTTGTTTGAGGGGGGAGTTAGGGGGATTATAGGGGGTAATAGGGGTTGTAGGGGAAAGAGGGGGAAGAAAGGGGGGAAGATTGAATGCAAACGCATCATGTGCATCCATTTGCATTCAAACGCATCACGCTGATAGTTGTAGCCATATCAGCCCCAACGCCACTCGATCGAGACGGCTCCTGCCCAAAATCAGGCCTTGCCGTTTTCTCTCGATAAATAACAAGAGAAAAAAGCACGGAATAGTCGCAGAGGGTAGTTTTACTACCTGACACCATTCCATGCTTTCTGATACGTTTGTTGATTGGAGATTTTAGCGGAGATTAGATTCTACCATCTGCTTGCATCTTGCGCATACGCTCCGCAGCCGCTTCTTTCTGTTCGTCCGTCATAATTCTTGTGGTCGCAAACCGTACAAGGCGTTTGGGCATCTCATACCACTTGCCGTCCTTGTCCTGTTTGACCAGCTTGTACGATGCAGGCTCACGTTCGCACAGCTTGTCAAGCTTGCGCATATACACCGGGTCAGCGGTATAAACCGATGCAGTATCTTCCGCTGCATTAAAGTTGACGATGGTCTCCTGTTCCAGTCGAGTGATGTTCATAATCGTTTTCCTCCGTTTGTTGATTGATAAAAAATATTTATGGGGTTCAGGCGGTAACTTTATCGCCCAGACCCTGTTATCTGTTTTTCTTGCCTATTCTACTGTGACGATACGAGCACAGAAGAGATGCTAGGCTACTATCACTCAATCGCTTCGTATGTTTTCTCGAAAATGTCAGGTTTACACGGGTAGATTTCTCCATTTACGCCACGAATGATATAATCGCCAGTCCTTGCAATCATAGTCCCTTCAAGCGTTTTAATCTCGCACCACGCAGGGTCATTGTGAAACTTTCCGAAGTCATGCGTGATAATATCATTGCTACTTACTGCATCCCAGAACCAATCTTCTCCAACGAGGCCTCGTGCATTAAGCTTGAATGCCTCGATAACAACTGGCTTCTTGCGGTATTTCATGTTTATTCTCCTCTCGTTACATCCACACGCATTCTTTGAACTGCTGCGTCTCCATCTGGAACGTGATGTCTAGCACCCCCACGTTGCCCTCTTTGTTCTTCTCAAGCGCAAAGTGATAATGCGGCTCTGGCCGCTTTTTTGTTGCCACGTTTTGTGCCAGCAGGATGATTGCATCTGCGTCTTGTTCGATTTGCCCGGATTCTCGCAGGTCTGCGGCGGTCGGAGGGATACCTGCTCTTGCGGTCTCTCGATTGAGCTGCGCCAGTGCCACCACCAGTGTTCCTGTGGACTGTGCGAACTCATGCAGAGCCATGCTGATTTCCGTAACGGCACTGTATCGGTCTTTCGCTCCGGCTTGATGGACAAGCTGCAAATAGTCGATGAACACCACTTTCGCTTGCATCCTGATGGACTGCGTTCTAATCCACCCAACACCCTTACCGGCGGCAGAGCGGACGAACAACGGATATTTCTTGATGGCTGCCAGCCGGTCAAGCTCGTCAATGCTGACGGTCTTGTTTTTGACCGTGTGCAGCGGTACGCCTAGCTGGTTTGCAATAATACGAGCATAGAGCGTGTCTGGGTCGGTCTCTAGGCTGAAATACACCACCTTACGTCCGTTCTTGGCTATTTCACAGGCAAGTTGCAGGGACAGAGCGGTCTTGCCAGCAGACGGTCTGCCGCCGATCACAACGAAGTTGCCCGGCACAAGATGCAAGTTGTTATCCAGAACTCTAAGCCCTGTGCTGATATATTCCGGCTTATCATCTAGCTTGCGGATGTAGTTATCTATGCCGTCACACATCGGGATGAAATCGCTTCTCTCGTTGTGCAGGTTGATAGCTTCGCCTAGCTGCTCATAAATTCCTGTCAGGTCTGCATATCTGGTCGAGCCATCAACGATTTTGAACGCAAGTTCTCTGGCTCTGGACAATGCTGCCTGTTCCTTGACGATTCCAGCCCATCCAAGCATCATGTCATGGGTGACGTTGCGGATAAACTCTGCACCGAAGGCATCCAGGCATTCACCCATTGCTTTCTTGCAGTTATCGTACCGCCCCATGACTTCTACCGGGTTCCACTTGTCGTTGTGTTCCCAATAGCCACGAATGGCAGCGAATGTATCACGCAGTTCAAGGCAAAAATCGTCGATTTTAAGGTCTTGCAGCACATCGGCATACTCAGAAAACGTAAGAACTGCCCCCAGCAGGATGTATTGGGTCTGATTTTCAATATTCACCGCAGAAAGTCTCCCTCGTCAGGCAATTCAGCCATTGTCTGCTGATATCCACCGTTCCAGTCCTTCACGTTACGCATCCAGTTCCGTGCAGCAGCTTTCCAGTCCTTCATGGGCGATTTTCCGACCTTCCAGCCATTTGCCGTGAAGTGGTCAACAAACCGCTCTGCTTCCGATTCCATGTAGCCCTTCTCGGAAAAGTATTCTCTTGCTTGCTCGACAGTCGGCGCTTTGAAGCGTTTGACTTCGTTGGTATTTTTCTTTTCACATTTTTCTTTTTTATCAGATTCAGATACAGAATCAGATACAGATAAGCTACCATTCGTATCAGTTGGTATGTTTGGTATACCATTTATACCATTCGTATCCTGTGATACCATTGGTATGCTTTCGCATTTTTTATCGTTCCAACGCTTGTTTATATTTTTCTTGTTTGCTTCTCGTCTACGTCTATCACGTTCTTCCATCTTCTGCACGTTCATATCATCAAACGCCTTAACAACTTTCCAGAGCATCCGCATAGCACGGTCGTTGTCGTATGCTGGCTCAAGTCCAGTCTCAACATACTGTGCATAGTTGCGGACGAATGCTCCAAATTCCTCATTCGTAAGCTCGTTCATCGCATGAATGTGTTCCAACAGAAGAATCATTGATGTTCTCGGCTTGTGTTCCTGCTCCATACTCAGTCCTCTTTGTAGCGTTTGTTCCATGCTTCGATGGCTTTTTCCTTGCCAAATGTTACAGAAGTGCTTACCCCGCATTTTCCGCAGACAACCCAATTAGCCATGTTAATGTCAAGTGGATGAAGCACTTTTACAGTCGGTGGTTCCGCACCGCAGAATGGACATCTCTTGAGTTTTTCCATTTTTAGTCCTCCTTAAATTGGGCACTCAGCGTCAGATTCACGCAGCCAGCCTTCGCCCGGAATATTGACTATTTCATAATACTTCCGTGCAACGTAGATTGTTTTCTGCCCGTCCTCATCAATCAGACCGACAATCAGATAGTTACCAGCTGCCATAAAGAACCAAGGGTTACTCTTGTAGGTCTCGCCCTTCATCCAGTTCTTCATTTTGTTCACGGCTTTTTCAATGTCCTTGTTAGGGCAGTCTGGGTTGTCGTACGCAAAGAAATCTTCAGGAAATTTAAGTTTTTTCATTTTCTGAATCCCTCTCTCGTTCTCGTAATTCGCTTATGCGCCTTGACAGGCCTTGCGCCTTTGCCGTAAGCTTGGCGGATATGTTTTGCCTTGATGTACCCGCAAGGTGGCTTCGGCCCGAAGTCAAAAAGGCTCAAGTCCATAACGATGATGCCAAACTTCTTGTTCGTCATGTTTACTGCTCCTTACGCATACCATTTCGGAGTTTCGTTAAAAATTTCCACACCTTCTGTAAAGCCAAGCCTGTCTAAGGTTTCGCACATAATGCCATCCATTACGCCATGCACACGCTCCTCATCATCTCCGTATGCTCTGTACGCTTCTCGCATAGCAGCCGTAAACGAGTCAATCATATCTTGCGTAATAACGATACCGTTCTCCATAAGCCCTCCTATAACATCGGAAACGTCATCCAATGCGTTACCGTTACATCTTTCGGCAGTCTCTCGCCTATCTCATCCCAGAACTGACCGTCTGCATAACAGCCAAGAAAGTACGCTGTCGGCGAGATTCCTTGCAACAATTTTCCATCTTTATCACGCCACGTTTTCTTAGTCGCAAGCAACAAAGGCTGCGTCCGCTCTCGTGGCGGTTCGCTTGCTGGATGCCAAAGTGCGTTACTCATAACCTGTTCTCCATCAAAGAACCGCAGTTCGGGCAGTAGTTGTAGCGGTCTCGGTTGTTTCTCGCATGGCAATTACTGCACATGAACCTCGTCTTATCTTCGTCTTGCGCAATCCATTCAGCGGTACGTTCTAAGGCTGTTGGGGCATCTTCCACAACTTCAATGGCATCGCCAATACCGCAAGCACTGCATCTAACTCCATTGTAGTTTTCGCAGCCATCGCAATATGCTTTCTCGATTCTTTCGATAAGTGCGCTTCGTTCAAGGTATTCTGGATAATTAGCCATTGTCTTTCACCTCGATTGTTGGCGCAGTGTCGATGTAGTCAAGCACATCGTCTAGCGCATAGCCCATGTAGGCGTACTCGACAGTAAACTCTTGCTCTAATTCCTGCATCCATTCTTCAATGCGTTTCCGTAGTGCATTGGCATCAATCGGTCTGGCTCTCATTGCACGTTCTCCCTTCAAATCGTGTTATCAACACTTATAACCATAAACACTAAAGATGATTGCAAACCCAACGAGAAAGAAAAGAACATTGACTGCTACAACCGCAATGGCTTTTAAGATTACGTTGTCTATGTATTCGTCCAAAATGCTAAGAACTATATATTTTTCGACCAAATAAATCGGAAAAACGAGCACAAAGCCAATCATTGTCGTCAAAACAAAACCGAGTACAATTTCAAACAAAGACATTTTTCTTTCTCCTTTCAATCTCCGTCCCACACACCGTCAGGACGCATCTTTGCAAACGCCAGCAGACCGTACAAGGCACGTTTGGCGTTGCCCTCTGTGGCGTTCCAGTAGTTGCTGTCGTCTACATCGTCGCCTAGTGCAGAAATGGCTTTTTCAAGCATCGGGATGCTCTCTGCGCCTGTCTTGCCGTAGATGGAGCGGATGCCGTTCTCACCAAACACTTCCGGTCGATAATAGAAGTGACCGTAATTATAGGTGACGTTGAGCCACAGCTCTTTTGTACCGCCCATAGCACGCATACCACCTGCGATAAAATGCGTACTATCCGCTTTGAGTGGTTTGTGCGTTACGGGGTCGCACAGCGAAATATCATAGCTCATACTCGTCCAGCTCCTTTTTGATTTGCTGGCGTTCAATCTGTTTCAATCTTGCCTTTGCCAGCTTGCGGTTGTCAGCCTTGCGGATAGCCCAGTTGTTTCGGTGGTTTGCCCACGCTGCAAAATAGTGACTGTATTCGCTTTGGTCGTACCAGCCCTTGCCAATAAGCCCTTTATAGGTCTGCTGACGTTTCATCTTTCTTCTCCCATTCCTTGCGTCCGCGTTCGTCATACACGAAGTCTGCAACGTGTTCCGACTGGTCGTTCACGCATACGCCCTCCGGCTCTGCGTACCATTTGCAAGAGCCACAGGACGGCTCAGATTTGTTCTTGCAGGATTCTGCTGTGCATCGGATAGCCTTGCCAGCGGAGAACTGCTTGATGCCCATGCAAGAGCAATGTTCAGTGGTGCAGTAAATCATTCTTGCTTCCTCCAACCGATAAACTCACACAATCCAACGGTGTTATTGGAGCAACGATGGATGAGGACTTTATCGCTTATTTTGAATTTTGCGATAAACCCAATTTTGCTTTCTTCCATTTCGTTTTCAAACATCCAATCAACGATGTCTTTATCGATTCTGACATCGCTTTCGTCTGCCATGGTTGCAAAGCACTGTTTGCACCTGTAAAGAGCGCACTTTTTCATTATCTCTGCCCTCTCTTTCCCCTATTGAACCGTCCGATCACTCGCTTATACTCTGCATAGCACTCCGGGCACAGGTCGCCTGTGTCCCTGCGCCATCCCCAGTCCTTGAAGTATTCGTCAGGGTTCATCATCCTGCCGCCTAGAACCGCTCCGCAGCGGTCACACACTCGCTTGTGGTAGATTCCTCTGTCAGCCTGCATTAGCTTCTCTCCTTTTGTCAGCATTCATTTTCAAATTCTGCTCCGCAATAAGGGCAGTATTTGATAGGCTTTAGCTTTGTATTGCCGTGCTCCCAACCCGGATAGAGCCAATCTTCCGGGAAATGCTCGTTGCAATTAGAACAATAGCAAGTCTTATCCATATCATCATCATTCGGATAAATGTTTAAGTGCGCAATCGGGCGCATCGTCTCTTGATTGATTGTGCAAGCAGCTTTTACATGGTTACAAAAAATCTCAATTACTCGTTCTACTGAAATCGGATTTTCTTTTCTTGTAACGATAGGAGCAGACTTGTAGCCTTCAAGAAAACAAATCAACTTATCTGCATCAACTAATCTCATTTTTCTCTTCCCCAACATCCTTGAACAAGATTTCTTTGTTGGCTTTCCAGTCTTTGATTTTGCACGGAATGTCCGTGCCGGGCACTGTCTTTTTTAGACCATCCATCTGCCAGACGTTCCATGAGATGATGTCTGCGATACAGTCAAGAAAAATATGCATGAAGCCAATTTCTAGCTTTTCAGCATCAAACCGATACCTAAAATTTTCAATCAGTGTCAGGAACAGGTTGCACCTTGCCAGAAAGGTGTTGTCTCCTTGCCACTCATAGCCGTATGTCGATTTGTAGGCGCTAATTGCCCAGAACATCCACATATTGTAGTCATGGAACTGCTCTGCCAGAACATTTAGCTTTCTATCCAGCAGACCGATTCTGTCCGGCACGGCAATCATCTGCCCTGTTGTGGTATCGTATCGGCTTGTGAGGAACGGCGCTTCTCCACAGGTGACTTCAAGCACATTATGGTTGATGTACTTCTTCCAGTCCTCGCCTTTCAGGTCGTTTTCGGCAACGTCTGCCATCTTCTTACAAACCCAAGTCGGCGTAAACACCTCTGCTTTCTTGCTGGTGCGCTTCTTCTGGTCTGTCAGCCGTTTCTGCACACGAGGAACAAGCTGAACCTTGTCTAACTGTTCCAGTGTGATTTCATCTGCAAAGCCCACGCCTAGTTCAGGCGGCGGGTCTGTCGCCCAGATGATGTTCTTGCCTGTTGTGTGGTCTTGCAAGAGGACAGGCAGAAACGTGCGTAGACACGGGTCTGAGAAGTCAATCAACTTGCGTTCTTCTGCTCTCTCCATATCATTTCACTCCACATAGCATCAATTTTCGCTTTGTTTTTCTTCTGAGCTTCTGCAAATGCGGTAGATTCTCTTGCTTTTTTAATGCTATCGCAAGAGATTTTATAATGCTCAGGGCAAAGACGTTTCCATTTAACGCATGGTTTACCGCATCTAAAGCACCCATTCGGGTCTTTATAATCGTATTTCTTTTTGCTGTTTTGTCGTCTTTGTTTTAACGTGCATTCGTAACATAATTGCCTGCCACCCCACGAGGGGCGTTTGCCACATTTCCCGCATAAGCCCTGTTCAATGTGCTTTCTTCTTGTTCTCTCTGCGGCTTCTGCCTGCCTTTTTTTCTGTTCAACTGTCATTTTTGAACGCCTTTTTGCGTTCCTTTCGCTTGCTTTCACAAGGCAAACTTCACAGAGTTTATGCTTTGGGGCTGATTCGTTATGACAGATAGGGCAGAAACCATGCGATTCATACCAGCGTTTCGTGAGAACTTCTTCTTCACGGCACTTTTCACAAGCAACAAAACCGCTGTTGTTAGGTTTTCCGCATCTTGGACACAGCCCTTTTTCTTTTCTTATTCGATATCTTGAGACCTTCACATCGCTGCATGATTCTTTATCCATGATTACTCACCATCGCTTGTTACCTCTCTGTACTCCACGTCAATCCCCTTCGGCAAAGCCGTCTGGTACTTCTGGGCAAGCTGTTCTGCGCTCTGAGCATCGCCCAACGGCTGTTCAGGCGGCGCAACGGTGACTTCTACATTGTCACGCATACCAAAGTAGTTCTTGGCTCGGAAAATCCACTCTGCCGGGTTCTCTTGACCATACATACCGTTGTACGCCCACATGGACTGCATTTGCAGAATCAGCTTGAGGATGTACTTCTGCTGCAAGCTATCGTCACGACGTTTGCCCGCCATAATCTGTTTCAGACTCACCCATTCGATGCCCAGCACCAGTGCAATCCATTCCACTACAGGGGAGATTCTGGCTTCGATGCAAGCGTCAAAGAAGAAGTCAAGACGTTGCTGCACTTCAATTGGGTTGTTCATGTCCACGCTCGGAAGGTCGCCAAAATACTTGGCTGCAATCATCCCGATAACTTTCTTGTCCTCTTCGTCACCGATTCTCGACTGTAAATCGCCCGTATTTAGCATCTTTGACCTCGTGATCGCTAATTCCTGTTGTTCTTTCACTTTTTTACTCACCTGTGAGCGGATAGATTTCCGCTTGTTAAGCATCTGTTGCTTTTTCTTCTCACGCTCTTTCTCACGCTTTGCGGCGGCTTCTTCTTTCGCCTTTTGCGCCCGCTTCTCGCGCTTTTTCTTTTCAGCTTCGGTCAGCGGCGGTCTGCCACGACCACGCTTCGGGGGTGTTGCCATGTATCAGACCTCCTTTGGCGGTTCAGGAAGCGGCATCCAATGGGTGACATTTTCAAAAGACGTACATTCTCTTGCTTCGCACCAATAGCCGCTAGAACAAAAAAATGCAACCCAAATTCCAGCCTTTTTGTCGTAAGCGAGAACATAATCGCTCATGTAATCGTCCTTCGGAACGTCAGGAAGTCTATCTTCAACACTAATCCATTCGTTCACGTTCTCACCTCTTCATCTTCATTCCGATTACGCCCAGCTTCTGTGCAATTATCCAGACTACACAGCGACAATCCCACTGATTCCACCAAGCGCACTTTTCTTTTTCGCATACGCACCGACCAAGCGGATTGCTGGTCATCTTCATCGGACAGTAAAGTTCGTTGTCCATTGGTTATTCCCCGTTCATCTCATAACATTTGCTGTAGTTCTCGTTGAATCCCAAACACCAAGCTAACTCGGAAGCCATTTCCTGATAAATGCCTTTGATATTAAGCTCAGTTTCGGATTTCGCACAGCCACTATAAAGACCATACAGAAAAGCCAGCCTTTCATGCCCTATCATGTTGATATCCTGAATCATCATTTCCACCCCATCACAACAGCCGTGCAAACAGCCAGACACACGTTGATGAACAGCCAGACAAACATTGCCTGTCGTTCTTCAAACTGGTCGTCTGTCATGTCTTTGATTGTCCGTTCGGACTGAACCACTACCGCCAGCAGGACTAGGCAGACCAGCCAGCGAGTTGCAAATTCAAACATTGTTAGTTCCACCTTTCTCTCAGCTCTTCCTGCTTTCCGCACAGGGGGCAGTTTCCAAATTTATTCATCCGGCTGCTCCTTGTTTTTAATGGTGACTTTCAAGATCACAGTCTTTCCGTCTTTGGTATCCCAAGCGTAACCATAAAAGCCTTGTTTTTCTTCTTCTGCCTTAGAAACAAGCCAGTCTCGAACAGCTTCTACTGCTTCATCCGTAACACGAGTTTTATCTTTCCACTCTTTTCCGTTTGCTTTTACAGTTCCTGCATAAATGCCAAACATCCCGCAGCCAACATGATATTCAGCCATTTTTATTCTCCTTTGCTTCAAGGCGAGAGAGCCAGCGTTTGTATTTAGCGTCCTCAATTTCAAGCTCTGCGTCCCAAAATTCGCGTTCGGAATCGAGGTTATCTCCAAACCAAGCATCGCATAAAGCAGTGACTGCGTTACTTATGTCTGCAAATTCTTCCATCAGATTTGCTTCGCACTCTGCAACGCTCTTCGGTGTCGGGTTCGTACCATCCAGTGCCCGGCGCAGCTTCAATGCAGCCTGTGCCAGTTCGGACGCTTCTTCTGCCAGCTGTGCCAAGATTTCCGTCTTTGGCAGGATGTCTGAAACTTTTTTGCTCACTTTTGTTCTCCTTTCAGCCAGTCGTTCAGCTTTGCCATGCAAGAGGGGCAAAGAAAAAACGGGTCATCTGAATAGATAAAAATTTTCCTATTTTTCTTTGTAATGCACCTGCAAATAGAATTGTTTTCTACTCTTTGTGTCCGCTCACTTATGGAAAACTCTGGATATTCAAATGTTTCACCGCATCTATCGCATACCATTATCATTCTCTTCCTCCAATTTCTTTAACAGCCCATCCACGTCATACCGCCAATGGACACGCAGCCTTTTTGCTTTGACCTCTATCCCCTCTTGCTCTGCCCACTGCCAAGGGATACTCTTCCGGCTCTCGTTGTAATGGAACGCCAGAACCTTGCTGGCAGGGATTGCAAAGGTGCGGTTGACCGCCCTGTAATTGACTATCACATGGGCGGTCTGACCGCTGTACCTCATTGCATCTACCATGTCCGTGATGTGCTTTTCCTTGCGGTATTTGCACTTTGCCTTGTCGTACTTGCCGAACACTTTTTCCAGAGGGATAGAGGGCGTTTCGATGGTTTTCAGCTCGAACAGGTGGTTCATCGGGTATCTGTACACAAGGAAGTCGCAGATGTTGTCGATGGAAAAGGACAGGTTCTCGTTGCCGCCGTAGTAGGTGGCAGCACTGTCTTTTAGACGGTAGCACCACGCATCGGATGGGACGGATGCTTTGAAGTCTGCTTCAAACTGCTTGCCGGTGTTCATGTGTGAAGTCTCCTTTGTTGATTCGGTCTAACATTTCAGGTAACTCAGGCATTGGCATCCAAAACGGGTACTCATCAGGAAGCGATTTGACCAGCTCCCAATATTGCTGTAAGATTCGCCACTTATTCATGCTTTCAGAGAAATACACAAAAAGCACAAACAATCCGTCTTGGTTCGCATCTTCCTTTGTCGGAGGGTTCTTTGCCGTTTCTCTCCATTCGTTCATCCTCGTTCACCTCTAAATTCACTTCCGAGAAACCGTTTCTTCCCTTTTTCCCGGTGCTTGTCCTCGTAGTCACGGTGGTACACACTCTGGCTGTGGTTCAGCTCATATACGAACGCTTTGCGTTCCTCGAAGTCTTTCTTCTCTGCCTTGTACTTCTCGCAGGTGTCGTGACAGGCTTGGTGGCGTGATGTGCAGTTGAGACAACAAGTAATCATTCTTCGCCAAATCTCCTTTTTGTTACAGCCATCGGGAACTCTTCGATTTCGCTTGCCCACCGTGCAGTTCCATCGCCGTATGCTCTTTGCCAGACCAGAGGGAAACCACCCATACCATCGAATAGGCTACCCAGCGTAGGCTTTTCTTCTAGGTAAGGGCGCATCTTCTGCACCAACCAGAACCACTGCGGCAGGGCTATGGAGTTGCCCAGAGCCTTGTATCTTGGGCTGTCAGCGTACTTATGTTTCTTACCCTTACTGTCTGTCCAATCACCAATGTTGGCATAATCGTCAGGGTAGCCTTGTAACCGTTCACATTCAACGGGAGTCAAGCGGCGAACAATCCAACGGATGGTTTTCTCTGCAACTAATGGCCCGGAATGCGACCCATCGTTCTTACAGGTAAGCGATGCTGCTTTTTCTCCTGTAACAGCTCCGTTATACCCATCGACCGCAATAGAGGTTTTCTCTACGACTAGGCTTTCGCTGCCATTGCCGATGTTCCCTGCTTTCGCTTTCAAGGTTGAGCTTTTGTCGCTTTCTTTGTAGTGGCTGAACGATTGTTCGTTGAAGGTCTTGCGTTCAACCGCAATAGCCGTGTAGTCCGTGATTCTGTTCTCGTGGTCTCCTGTTATGGTTGGACAAGTTCTGCCGTCACCATTTCCACGTGCATCAAAGACCTTATACGCTACTGCTGGACGGTCAACAGTGTTCAGCGTGTAGCTCTGGTTTTCCTTCACGCCGGAACCATTTGCGCCAGCCGTTTCAGAACGATCAATAATGTTTCCAGCAATGCAATAACACACGCCGTGTTCATGATTTGCCTGCAACGTATATGCTGGGTCACCATCTTCGCCAATCCCAATCCCAGTGCGCTCTCCCATGGAAATATACCGTGTCGCTATCTGTGTATTTATTGGGATTGCTTCCGTTACACGAACCGGTTGAAACACAGTTTGGTCTTGCAACGTTGAAAGTGTTCCCACTTTTTCCGTCTGTACCAATGCTCCCTTTCCGCCGCCAGCACATCCACCTCTAATTTTCAGGGTGTAGGCATTTTGCCCCACCACTCGATCATTTCCAGCAGTGCCATTTGCAGCAAGTCCGGCAACTTCTTTCCACGTCTTGACGCACGAGTCAGGATTCCCTGACAGGCTCGTGCGCTCAAAAAGTATTTCTGCGGCACGTTGACCTCCAAAATCTGCGACAAGAGCGATACGCTTTCTTCTCTGGGGGACTCCCCAATATTGAGCATCAAGCTGTCGCCAAGCCAGAGACCATCCGTTTCCGGCGATTGCTCCGGCTTTGCTCCACCTGCCCCCCCTACCCAAAGGTCGAGGAATTGAAGCGTCTGGTTGTTCCACGCGGGCAAGTTCTTCCAGCACGGCCCTGAAATCTTCTCCTCCGTTGGAGCTGAACGCTCCTGGCACGTTTTCCCAAACAGCGAAAGTTGGATACAGTCCATTTGTGCTTGACCTCATTTCTTTTATGATTCGAACCGCTTCCATGAACAACCCGGAGCGTTCTCCCGCAAGTCCTGCCCTGCGCCCAGCAATGGACAAATCCTGGCACGGGCTACCGAACGTGATGCAATCCACAGGCTCTATCTGGTCTCCGTGAATCTTTGTGATATCGCCCAAGTGTTTCATCTTTCCAAACGCCCGTCCAGCCAGATAGCGCAGCTATTATATAAGGTAGGTGGTTCGCCTTTTGTCCCGGTAGCGTAACCGTTAGTTAAAAGGGAGATCAGAACTGTCGTCAATCACAGAGAAGTCATCCGTGTTTCCCTGCGAGCAGTTCTGCGGTGCATCCTGCGCCCGATCAGCGGGCTTGCTGTCCGATTTGCCACCGCAGAAGTCAACCTTGTTCGCCATGATTTCCGTTGCGGTGCGGTTGTTTCCCTGCTTGTCGGTATACTTCCGGGTCTGGATGCTACCAGTCACCAGAATCAGGCTGCCCTTCTGGAACCACTTGGAAACGAACAGTGCCGTATTACCAAATGCAGTGCAGTTGAAGAAGTCGGTTTCCTTCTGACCGCAGCTCTGACGGTCGCAAGCAATGCTGAACGTGCAAACATCCTTGCCGGACTTCGTGACCTTAGCTTCTGGCGTGTGAACCAGGCGACCCTGAATTACAATAGAGTTGAGCATTATTTAGCCCTCCTTCGGCTGTTTCTGAGCACAGTCCCAACACAGGACGCGCCCAAATCGTTTTTTCGTGCTTCTTGCAGTTTCCAGCGGCGATACGGTGCGGTTGTTGTACTGAATAGGCTGCAACTGCTTTCCGCAGCAATCGCACGGAGGAATGGCGTCCGTTTCCGTTTGCTTCTGCGCAGGCTTGTTTGCCCTGCTTGCGGTCTGTTTTTGATACTCGTCCGTGTCAGCGTCTTTTGTATCGTCAATGCAGAACAAACCGTTCAGAGCGTACTTTCTGGCGTAACTACTTGCAGTGCCGGTAAGTTGGGAATCCGACATACCAGACTGCTGCTTAGGCTCTCTGGCGTATGCCGTGTTAGAGATTTTGTCTCCACTCTCCGAATCGTAGATTGTTGCGGTCGCTTTGATGTAGTGGTACTCGCCACTCTGTACAGGCTCATCTTCCAACACAAGGCACGCTCCATATTTTGCGAGAAGCGGCTTTACTGCTTCCAGAATGTCTTCGCAACTGCGGTAATTGTACTTACCAAAAGAATTACGCTGGCTTTTTGGTGCTTTCAGCTCGCCTTGAATTTTGGAAAGCTTCACAAGTGTTTCCATATTTCTCCTTCCATAAAGCATCTTTCGCTTTCTTAGCTTCTTCTATGGTTTTGAATCGGTATGTTTTATTGCCAAAGTGAAATGAATATCTGCGTCTTAGGCCTTTCGTTGAGCGGTCTTCGTAAATTCCATACTCGCCAGTTAAAGTGTTTCTGGTATGAACTGTATTCGCCACATTATCAGCCTGTGTTACGCAGCGAAGATTCTCAATCCTGTTGTCTGTTCTGATTCCGTTAATATGGTCGATTACTCCAACCGGCATTAGACCATAATGAAGCGCGTATATAAGACGGTGCGCTTTGTACTGTTTTCCTTTGATTTTCACAATCAAATAGCCGTCTTTGTCGTAGCTTCCAGCACTGTTTTTTCTGTCTTTTCTGTGCAATGTGCCATCAGAATCAACGTAAAACCACTTGCGAAGATACTCAACAAGTTCTCTATCGTCCATCGCTTCGCTCCTGCCCCTTCGGTGCTTTCAACTCTGACTGAACAGCCATTAGAGCTTCATGGATTTTGCTGTTATCCATCAGTTGTTCTCCTTCCTCGCTTCTTTTCTCGCTTTACGGCAAGCCGGGCAACGCTTGGGCAGTGCCATGTTATGTGATTCGAAGAAAAAGCGCTCTGCACAAGTAATCTCGAACACTTTGCCGCAGTCACGGCACGTTTTTTGAATGGAGACGGTATCGTCCCTCCGAGTGGCGCTTAACGCATTAGGAATAAAAGAGTCTCCCACGCTTCTTACCAGACGATGCTTCAGCGCATATCCATTCAGCTTAAGCATTTTCTCGTAGTCAGCTTCTTTGCAATTTGCGCAAAGCTTTTCATCGTTTTCCGGGTATGCCGAAAATGGCTTGTTGCATCTCGTACAATGTCTGATTTCTTTCTTGTATTTGCCCATTTTCTTTCCTTTCTTCGGCTTCATTAGGCTTCATTGTTCTTACTTTGGCTTAACTTGGCTGTACAAAATCATCCAGCCATCAGGTCTGCCAACTGTGCGCGGAGGTCTTTCAGCTCTGCTTCCCTGTCCTCAATCTCAGACTGCAAGTCCTCAATCTCAGCCAGACGGTCAGCTTCTTTGGCTTCTGCCATCTGCTCGTTAGTCATAAAATACACGCCGTCCTCCGGCTCGTTTATTCCTCCGAATCTGTCAAGGTTAATCATCTTTTGGTCTCCCTCTCTTACGTTCCTCTTTGATTTGCAACGCACTATACCATTGGTCTTTGTCAATTTCGATGGTAGACCACCGATGGTTACAGGCAAGGCATTTTTTTCTGCGAACGATGCTATCGTGGTCAGACCGGCTGTCAACCGTTGTAATGTTGTCACTACCGCACATCGGGCATTTCATCGTGCATCCCTCCACTCGCTGGTGTGGTGGGCAACACGGTTGATTTTTCGGCATTCCCGCTCGCTTCGTTCGTCCTCTTCTGCACTGACAGACAGCGCACACAAGACAATAGCTGTTGTGAGAAGCCCACAGGATACGAACACCCAGCCGATCATCTGCGCTGTGGTCTGGCATCCTTGAATCGCATCGCCGCACCCGACTGCTGCGATTGCCGCGACCAGACCAAGCATGGACAGCGCCATTCCTTTCAAAGTTTTCATCGGTTTATCCCCTTAATATAAGTTCAAAGTAATATGGTTTCGTGCCATCAATGGCTATGTCGGCATCTAGCACTTTAGCAAGCCTTAAAAGTGTTTCCGTTCGAACACCGGTCTGATTGAATACTTTCTTTTTACCAAGAATGCCATCCAGCGTAGGCCTTGAAACACCGCTTTGTCTGCTCAAATCGCAAAGCCGGATGTTCCTAGCTTGCATCGCTTCCGCAAGTGTCATGCTTTTGTACCTTTATGCCCGAAAATCCAGATGGTTGCCATCAGAGCGCCAATGCCAATGATTGCACGCGTTGCGTTTACGCCAACCAGAAGGTCAATCCGGTGAATCAGCCAGAAGTTCAGCAGAAACGCTGCTAGAACCAGTGCTAAGACGATTCCCCAAATCAGGACGATTTCTACCAGTGCTTTCATTTTTGTCCTTTCTGTTATGTATGTGTTCCAGCCGGTTTTTCTCCCGGCTGTGCCAGCGGATTTCCCGCTTTCCGTAGTATCTACCGTTCATAGGTAAGCTCCCCTGTTGCGAGCATTTGTGACACCTCGCCGTAATGCTTGCCCAACTTGTCCGCAATGGCTTGTACTTCTCCGATGGATGGAAATGTCTTTTCCAACTTCTTCTTTTCTTGCTGTTTGATTTTGTACGCTGCCTTCGCGTTCAGGTTCGCCTTTGCGTTGTAGGCTTTCTTAGCGCATCCATTGTGGTACTTCTGCGATGCTACTTTTTTCAGCATCGGCTTTCCGCAGTATGCGCAGAACGCCTTACGGGGCTTGAATGTAATTCCAGCTTTCTTGTGCTTCCTGTCACGCTCTTTGTCAACCTTGCGCTTGCATTCTGAACAGTACTTTCTTGTCGGTCTGACCACGCCAAGATACAGGCCGCAGCGCTCACAGTACTTTTCTTCCACGCTGCATCTCCTCTTTCAGTCTGGCTTCCCGATTGTGACGTTCAAAGCACTGGTTGATGGATTTCTCCATCCACAGCACCTTGTTGGCATCGTTTTTGGACACGCCAGCAGCCATTGCAAGCTTCAGTCTGCGCTTGCGGCTTTGTGCTTTGCGAAATTCCATCACCAACACTCACCAGCCTTATCCGTGATGAACTTCGGGACTTCCTGACCTGTGGCAATGCACAGCGCAACTAGCTTTTCGACCCAGATGTCAAACAGACTTTCTTTTGGCATATAGCACTGGCCGACACAAGGCTCCTTAAAGCTTTTCCAGATCGTCAGTCCGACAGCGCCATCCGTGACCGTCCATATCATGCTGTAACCTTCATTGCACAAGTTGTACAAAATGTCTCGTGCTCTGCTTTTGGCTTCGTTGATTTCAAAGGCATCCCAGCGCTTTTTGCTTTCCTCGTAGGCCTTTGTCGCTTCGTCAATAGCGTGGTGCGCTTCGTCTGGGTACTCAAGGTCTACCTTTAAGGTGATAATTTGTTCCATGTTCAGTCCTCCACTTTCCTGCTCTTCTCCGCCTTTAAGAAGAGATTAACGAAATAAACCTGACCGATACCCGTCACCTTCGGGGTCTTATTGATAGAAGTGTGCCCATCAGAATGCGCAATGGACGTTTCCTTGATTTCAAACAAGCGAAGTTCCATAGACTTCTGCGTTGGCATATTGTAGTCCGTCCGCTTTCTGTCCTTAATCAGGTATCCGTTCTCACGCATCCATTGGAACAGACGGTTTTGCCCCATCTGGATGCCGTTCTGTGACAGAAGCTTTGCCATTTCACCAACAAGAATGCTCTGGCTGCTTGCGCTCACTGCGTCAGCAAACAGCGCTTTCGGCTTCATGGTTTCAATCTGCTTGTCCTTCTCCTCCAGCTCCTCATGCGCTGCAATCAGTGCAGTTGCGAGAAGCTGCGAGCGGGTAAGCTGCGGTGCGCTGTAGCTTCCAGTCTTACGGATTGTAGGAAGCACATCGTTCGTTACCCATCTGCGGAACGGAGCCGCTTCCGGTTTGTCGCTGCGAAGAATGACATGGTACAGGCCGCTTTCGTTGACGATTACCATTTCCTGTTTGCCGCCAAGGGTGTCAATCAGACTGACACCCTTTTCGTCATCATCTAATCGGTCAGCAGCCATGCGGTTATTGCTAATACCAAGCACAGCGCACACGTCTTTCAGAACGAACCATGCTTCGCCGTCCATATCAACCGTGCGAACTTTGCTGTTCTGATATTCAAAAACTTGAATGTTTGCCATTTTTTCTCTCCCTTCTTACACTCCCGAATCCTGAATATTCAAAATCCGGCAGATGCTTTTCTTAATTCCGGGCGTTTCCAGCTTTCCGGTCTTAACCTTGAAGAGGTAAGAGCGGTCAAAATATCGTCCGGTATCCTCCTTGACTTTTTCAATTAACCAGTCATTGGTCTTGTCTTTTTGGATAAGAGCAATCTCGATTTGTTTGCCAAAGTCACACAGAGGTTTTTTTTCAGCCATTATTTCACCTCCGGCTATTGATTTTTACGCATAAGTGTAATATAATGAAGTTGCTAGAAATCATTCATTACGCCTTCGCGGTACGGTCTTAGTATAATACGCTTTCGCGTAAAATGCAAGGCTTTTTTAAGCGTTCGCGTAATTTCAGCAAACCTTACAATGCGAGGACTGGAATTATGGCAAACTTGTACGAAAATATTGAAAAACTCTGCAAGCAGCGTGGAGTAAACGTGACCACCATGTGCAAGGAATCGGGCGCAAGCCGTGGGTCTTTGACCGATTTGAAAAACGGTAGAAAGCAGACCCTGAAATATGAGACGCTTGACAAGATAGCTTCTTATTTCGGAACAAGCGTGGATACATTGGTTTCTGGTGAGCAAAAAGAAAACCCGCCCCAGCAGCCGCAAAGCGAAGTTGACGCGGATATCAAATGGATTGAGCAGAAGTTGGTGGAGATGTCAAAAGAAAAGCGCGAAGCCTTGATGAAGCTTATCAAAACGATGTGAAGGGGATGCCAATGAAAAGAACGAGCTTAGATAAGGCAGTTTTCTTTGGCGGCATTGGACTGCTTGTTTTTTCTTGCAGCCTGCATGGGACACCCAGCGCTATTGTTGGTATCGCTGGAATTGTTCTTTGCTGTTACAAGTGGCAGGCCTGCTTTGGCACAAAAGCGGAAAGAAAAGCCAAAAAAGAAGCACAAAAAGTTCAAGCAGAAATGGAAGCAGCGCAGAAAAGAGAAGAAATTAGGGCTGCGCATAACCCTGTAAAAGCAAAAATTATCGTTTCCAACACTAGCAAAAAGGCAGGGAGCGCTGCCATCCGCACTGCCATTGGCAGTTCAATTGCCGGTTTGCCCGGTGCTGTTTACGGTGTAGCATCCGCAAAATCTAAAACAAGCGTCACGTTTTATGTGACGTATGAAGATGGCCACAGCGGAACTGAAACCGTAAAATCTGATTCTAGCCGGTTCTTAAAACTGATGAAGATCTGTGAAGATTGACCCGGTACAAATAAAACCCCTTGCGCCGGGCTTTCAGTAGCCTTATGCGCAAGGGGTTTTGTCATGCATTGGTTATCACTTCTTTTGCTACCGGAATCTTTTCAGGATGTTCCAGTAGCCATGCAATAAATCGGTCAATCTTGGCTCTTTCTTGTTCACTCATTGTGGCATATCCTCCCGATCGGTAAAAATGAATGTTCATTTGATACGATTATACATCTTCTAGTTGTAAAGTCAATGTATTTTTAACAACTTCGTAAAAATCAAACGTTTTTTTCGCATCCATTACTTCACATCAGGGAAGCCAAAAATTGCAATGACGATGATTAAGAGCCACATTAAATTTAAGTTACCCTTTGCTTTGTAACATTTCGTTGAGCATGGAACGAAAGGGGTTATCCGGTAAATCGTCCAGCACATCTGCTTTGACGAGAGCGTTTGTGCTGATGCTGTGCGAAACATTGTTTAGCTGCACAATGGCATCGTCCAAGTCTTTCACGGTTGCTCCACGCCGTTCCATTGACTGGAGGAAGGTTTTCACTTCTTCATGAACAACAGGGTTCTCTGCCTTATAAAATCCATTTGTAAAGTCCATCTTTCCTCCAATCACAGCTCTACGAGCTGTCCGTCAATGCGTTCGATACTGTCTGCCGGGTCGCGTCCATCGTCTAAGGCGGCTACGGCGCGTTCCAGAACGTTTTTTGCTTCTTCATAAGCAGACTTATCAGCATCGTTGTTCGAAAGGTTGTAGACCAGCTTTAAGGCGGTCTGTCGGGCATAGGGAATGAGCATGGTGTCAATCTGGTTCATACACTAACCCTCCCACGGTTTCGGCGTTTTGTTTTCGTTCGGTTCAGATGCGGGCATACCGTCAATGATAATCATGTTGTTACCTCCTGTTTTGATTTTTTTTGATGGTACAGTTATAACACAGGCTGCTGTTGGTTCTCCATAGCAGCTTTTTCCATTTTTTGGCTTGTCGAATCCAGCAGTTTTGTCGGATTTTGTTGAAAGGGTGAGAATTTATGGATGAATATTTAGTAAGAACAGCCAAAGCATTAGAGATGGCTCGAATGCGTTCCGGCTTGAGCCAGCAGAAATTGGCGGCAAAAATGGACGTGAATCGTGGCACGATAGCAAATTGGGAGCAAGGTCTGGCAGCCATTTCCCTGCCGATGGCTATGCGCTGGTTCACCTGCTGCGGCGTATCGGTGGCTCGATACATGGACGCTTGCATTCATCCTGGACTGTTGGAACACCTGGAAGATGACCTTTCTGATTTGGAGAAACGGAAGGCTCTCATAGATGCTATGATGGAATGTTCTTCTTATGAGATAGATGCCTTGCTATACATCAGGTACGGAGATCACGGTTCAGACCACATCGGAGTGCTGACGGAGATTCTGGCAAACCTCCACACGCCGTTGAAGGACAGAGTCGCTGTCTGCCGGATGGTGTCCGGTAGCTATGAGATGGCACAGGCTACTGGAACAGACCCAGACCCAAACGGAACCGCCCCAAAGATGGAGATTCTTTATCAGGCACAGGACGCTGGAACGGAAGCCGCCATGAAATCCAACGATTCTTATACCGTGAATCCTAATAATATAACTGGCTGATTGTCGAATTATCGTAGTTTTTGAAGAACATTTTGTCCACGTTCATCCACTTTTTGTACACGTTTCATGCAGATTAGGTATACCTTTACCTTGTCATTCCGTCCCCCATAGACCAGAAATCGACAATATTCGCGCAGAATAAATAACGAGTTATCGTCAATCTATTGTCTGTAATTGGTCGCCTTGTCAATCTGTCCCCCATAGTGCAGATTAGGTATACCTTTCCATCCACTTTTTGTACACCTATCCACAATCCGTCCACGTTTAATGTGGCTAACGATGTACGGCTTTTCTCCGGCTACAGTCTTATTTAGCAAATGCAAAGTTCAGTTATCCACAAACCGGAATGGAAAAATAAAGAAATTGTTGAAAATTATCGTCATCGACTATTTAACGATGATATTTAACCTCTTGTTTATTTCTTGTTTAATATATAATAAGTAGACGGGGGACAAAATGACAAAGCATGGGGGACGTTTTGACAAGTCACGGGGGACAAAATGACGAGGATATGGGGGACAAAAAGACAAGCCATGGGGGACGAAAGCTGTTGACACGTCCCCCTATTTGTGATATACTGTTTTCAGACCATTAAAGGAAGTGAGCAGATGCCAAAAATATCTGACAACAACCTTGTCGAGAAAAGCAAATCTCTTGTTTGGGCAAAGTTCAGGGACTACACAGCAGGAGAACTTCGTCTGCTAGAGGTTTACTTGTCAAGGATAAATCCGAGAGACCCTAGCAGTAGCCGTGTAGAATTTACTTTGGCAGAGTACAGAGACCTGCTTGGATTGAAAAGCCTTGATGCAAGAAGGATTGAGCCGCAGATCAAGCACTTTTTAGGCAATACGGTTTCGATTCCTATTGACAAGGAGAAAGGAACATTTGAAAGCTTTGTCCTATTCACGAGGGCAAAACTGGACTATGTACCAGAAACAAGGTCTTACGTCGTGGCAATTACCTGCAACCCAGACCTTCGCTCTATCTTTTTCGACATTGCTGAAAGCGGATATGTTCGGTATCGGCTGCGTTACACGTCACGAATGAAGTCACAGTATAGCATCTTGCTTTACTCGATTCTTCGGGATTGGTTGAATATGGACAACAAACCGCATGAAATCAGCCTGAAGAAATTGAGGGAGCAGCTCGGAGCGATGGAAGCCAGCTATGATGTCTACAAGAACCTTCGCAAGCGAGTGCTTGACGTTGCGGTGGACGAAATCAATGCTGTGTCTGACATTGTTGTGACTTACGAGCCAGTCCTTGTAGCACGAAAGGCTGTGGGGGTCAAGTTTAAGCCAAGAATTAAAGCGTCTGAGACGTTGATTGAAGCACAGGCAAACGAAGTGCTGACCGAACCTCAAAAAGCTGCCAAAAAGCCCCGCAGAAGCGGATACGAGGATTTCGACTGGTCTGTGTGTGACGAACTGGAAACGCAGGACTGCATTGACGTGGCAAAGGTGGTTGAGAAATGGATGAAGAAAGAGCATCCAGAAATCAAGCTGCCGAGACGTAGAAAAGCGGTCTATGACACGGTGAAGGCTGCATACAATGACATCTTATCTTTGGACAGGTCTCCGTTCCCTGACAGACCTGTTGGTTATCTGATTAGAAGTGTGGACAAGGCGGGCGTTGTGGATAAGTATATGCCAGCGTTCTATTCCATCGAAGCGTTGCAAGAGTAGTCAGATGCAGCACATACGGCAGAATGAACGCATTGAACAAAATGAGCGGATGAAGCAGAAAGGAGAAAATATGCGATTGATTGATGCGGATAAGTTTAAGGAAAATTTTATAAAACGATTCCATTGCGATCCATTGGTTACAGGTTGGAAAGATAGCGAAAATTTGAGTTTTGTACTCAATGAAGAACCCACAGTAAGTATCAAAGAGTTAGAAAATTTAAGAGAAACGACAACTTTTTTCTTTGTAGGGTATGGTAAAGATTCATCATGGGTGTGTGACCGATGTGGTGGAAATGTTAAAGGATTTGAAAGTCCAAAATATAATGGTTATAATTTTTGCCCATATTGTGGCGCAAAGATAGAATAAAGAAAGAGTGATAAAATGGCAAAAATCATAGCAGTCGCCAACCAGAAGGGCGGCACAGGAAAGACCACCACAAGCACCTGTCTGGCTGGTGCGTTGCAGCTGCTTGGCAAGAAAGTCCTGCTGGTGGACTGCGATGCCCAGTGCAACGCAACGGACACCTACGGCGCACAGACAGAGGACGTATGCACCCTGTTTGACGTGATGACACGGCAAGGCACGGCCGAAGAAGGAATCCAGCGCTGTGAAGCTGGTGACATTCTTCCGTCCGATAATGCAATGAAGGATATTGACGAACAGCTTGTCCGGGACATGGGTAAGAACTTCCGGCTGCGAGAAGCCCTTGAAAGCGTGTCCAAGCAGTATGATTACATTGTGCTGGACACTCCCCCACAGCTTGGTCTTGCGCTTGTGAACGCACTGATCGCCGCAAACAGCATCATTGTGCCCATCACGGCAGACCGATACGCACTGGCTGGTTTGAGCCAGCTTTCGCAGACCATCGGAGATGTTCGCAGATACTTCAATCCGACTTTGAAGATTGAAGGTCTGCTTTTGAACCAGTACAAAAGCAGGGAGAACCTGTCCAAAGAGGTCGTGGAGCAGCTTCCTGTGATTGCACAGAGCATGGGCACAACCCTGCTGGACGTGAAGATTAGACCGTCTATGGGCGTTCGTAAGGCACAGGCAGAGCGTCACAGCCTGTTTAGCGGAGACACGGCAAAGAGCACCAGCGCAGAGGATTTCAAGGCGTTGGCGAAGATGATTGTAGAGGGGGATAAAAATGAGTAAAAAGATTGTGGACGTTGCTCCTTTAATGGAATATTATCGCAACAGACTTCTTGAAGAAGGCGATAATCCTGCTTTAGAGGACGCGCTTAAAAGATTAAGAGAATTGAAAGACGATACAGATTCTTTGCGACCTGTCGGCCATTGGATAGAAAGTATTTGCTTAGATGATGCTTTTTGGGTATGTTCTAACTGTAAGTTCCCTAGTCAAGCATCTGCTGCACCGGAACTTTACCACTACTGTCCAAATTGCGGCGCACGGATGGAGGAAACAGAATGAAATCAACCAGCAAAAAATCCTCTGGCTTGCTTGGCGGGTTTGATTTCCAGCCTATTTTTTTGGAACAGCCATTAAGCCGAAGTGAGCCAAAGGAAGAAGAAGTAAGCCAAGCAAAGCCGAACGAAGCCGAACAAGCACAGATTAAGCCCAGTGAAGCCGCAGACAGCCATGCACAGCCTAATGAAGCACAGTTAAGCAGTATTAAGCCGAAGCAAGCCAAAGACGGCGAAACACAGCCGAACAAAGCCGTAGTAAGCGAAAGTAAGCCAAAGAAGCTGAAACAGGCGAAGGAAGTTCAACGCCTTATCGAACAAGGCGATGTTCCCGGCGCACTAGCAGAAGCTGGCTTGACAAAGAAAAAAATCCCGATGCCGGAATCGCATCAGGGCGTTGCAAGTGGTGATGGAAAGCGTTCAAAGCGCATTACCATCCTTATGAGCGAGGAAGAGCGCAAGTACATCAACCGTGAAGCCAGACGGCATGGAATGACGATTGGACAGTTTGTGTACGCTCTGGCGGTCGCAGCGGCAGAGGGGAAGATTGAGTTGGAAGATTTTCTCGAAGATTGAAGCGAAAATAAAAAACACGCATTTTCTAACGAATTGACGTTGAAATGCGTGTAGCTTTCGTACACTTGACTTTTGTATAAACATATGGTATATTATGTTTAGGCGTTAGTTTGCGAGGTGATGATATGACGCCGAGAATGGGTCGCCCTATCGTTGGCAGTGAACCCAAAAATAAGCAAATCGGTTTAAGAGCAACCGAAAGTACGGTAAAAAAACTTCAAATTTGTTCTGAAATCACAGGCAAAACGAAAACAGATTTGCTTGAAAGCATGGTTAATGAGCTTTATGAAAGGCTGACTAAATAAGAAATCCCCTAACACTGTCATAAGTCTTGGCGGACGAACAGTGAAAGGGGATTATAACACCATACAACTATGGATGGTAAATCCATTATATCATCTTCATTGTTGTATTACAAACAATATTTTGTAGTAAAGTCAATGAACATTCCGGCAACGAAAGAAGAAATTCTTGAAAACTTCAAGAAAAACAGCAACGGTCGTCCGCTGAATGAGGATGATTATGAGATTGCGGAAGCATTATCTCGCATCACTTACAAGGCGTATGAGGTCGGCATTGAAGATGCAAAACAGTTGAATATGGAGGATATGATGGATAACAAAAGCAAACTTCAAGTTTTCAGCAACAAAGAGTTCGGACAGATTCGTACTATCTTAATTAAAAACGAAATTTGGTTCGTTGCAAGAGATATTGCGCTCGCACTCGGTTATGTGAACCCAAAAGATGCGGTTTTGAAACACGTTGATGAAGAAGATCGCAAGATTCTTCAAAGGTCGCAATCAACGACCTTTGAAGTTCCGTCCAGAGGACTGACGATTATAAACGAATCTGGTGTGTACGCTCTTATCTTTGGAAGCAAGTTGGATTCCGCGGGCCGGTTTAAGCACTGGGTAACGCACGATGTTCTCCCTACACTTCGTAAAACTGGTTCTTATAGCATGAACCAGCAGGAGAACAAGCCTGATGCACAGGACAATGCAATCCTGCAAGTGTTGATGAAGAACACGGAAGTCCTGCAAGCCATCGTTCAGCAGAACCAGCAGATTATGATTGCGCTTACCAACCTGTCCGTCAGCGATGCAAAGCGCACGATGGAGATTCAACCTTACACTTCCCATCAGGGGCAGAAGGGTGACGGCAAGCGTAGCAAGCGAATCACAATCCTTATGAGCGACAGCGAGCGGACGTTTGTTACTAGAGAAGCACGAAAGCACGGATTCACGGCAGGGGAGTACATCTACAACTTGTCTGTTGCGGCATCGAAAGACCAGATTGACTTAGGATGAATTGGCGGCTGAATTTTCAGCCATCAATTATCAAAGCCAAAAATTCGGCTCTGTTCATAACTGAATTTTCAGCGCTGATAGTAAATAAAGAGGGGGTCTGTCCAATTTTGGACAAATCCCCTCTTTTGTTTTACTTATCAGCAATGCAATCCCAGTAGAGATATGCCTTGCCGTCTGCGGCATCTGCGTCCTCAAGGAACGCCTTTGCCATGTCAGCGTAGAAGCCCGGAGTGTCAACGGACTGACGCTTTGCGACCTGACAATAATCCGAGTACATCATGTTCATGACAGCCCAGAAATCGTTCGGGTCACAGGTGATATTGCGCTGTTTCGCAACGTCCTGCGTCTGTTCCAGCGTCCAGTGACAGCCCTTTGTGCCGTCAGCATTCACCATGCTGTCGCACCATTCTTCCGCTTCATCGTGGGTGAGGTGCTGGCGGGGCATCTTGATGGAGCGGCTGTCTGCGCCGCCACGTTCGTACTGACCAGACCGTTTATCCCAGTCGCCGTTCTGCGAGAAGCCGATTTGCGGCATCTTGCGCCCATACTCTACGTCAGGGTAGCGGGGAATAGGGTATGGGTCGATGTAGCGGTTCTCCTCCTGCGGATAATAGGGATAGCGGTCGTTGCCACCTTCAAGCTTACGCAGACGGCGTTCCATCTCACGCTCCCTGCGGTCACGCTCTTCCTCAAGGCGGTCACGTTCCGGCTCACGGTCTTTGTCGTGGTCACGGAGCATCATCATGCGGCGAAAATTGTTCTTGCCCATAATCTACACCTCCTCAAGAAATAGACGCGGGCGCGCCAGCGTGGGAACGGCAGAAGCAGCCAAGATACTTGAACGTGCCGGTGCCGGTCGCAGACGTTGCAACGCGGGTAGCGTAGCGGGTGCGAGTGTGGATGCTCTCAGCGGTTGCCTGAGCGCAGTTGCAGTCGGTCAGAGGGTAACGAGTTGCCCCGTCACCGACCGTGATAACGACTGCTGCGTTGATAGTAGTGCTTTCAGGGATAGACTGTGAAACCACGATGCACACTTTAGAGCCGTCAAGATACGCACCAGCGGGGATAGCGATAATCAGCTGGTTATTTTCGCTGTCAAAGTTGACAGCCGTTGAAATTACTAAGTTTTTGCAAAGTTTGCAGCTTGTTTTGCAAGCCATAATGTTTTCCTCCTAAAAAATCAGGGGCAGAGGTGTCTTACCCCTGCCCCGATGGTTCACCCGGTGTTATCGGGGAGTGTGTAGGTTAGCAGCCGCAGCAGTTCACGCCCACGTTGGGGTTTGCCACCTGATAAGCGGGAATCGGACGAGGATTAACCCGGTTCAGGATGGTATCGGTCTGCTGGGACATCACGGTGGTCAGAAGCGCATTCTGACGATCCTGAGAAGCGGCGAACTTGAGGTTCTGGTTCTCAGCGGTCAGAGTGGCGATCTTATCCTGCGTGAAGTAGTCCATCATAGCGCGGTAGTTCGCGTTGCAGTTGTCGATAACTGCGCGGGCATTGTCTGCGATAGCCTGACGGGTAGCGCAGTCCTCTGTTGCGATGGTGTACTTCAGGTCGCCGATCAGCTGCTTGTTCTCGCAGCAGCAAGATGCCAGCTGCGTGGCAAGAGCGGTCTGGCCAGCCTGCCGAGCGTTGCCCTCCTGCATGATAGCAAGGCTGATGGCGTTGTCGCCGTTAGACACGCTGCGTTCCAGGCCGTTTACCAGCTGTGCGTTCTGGTAGCCAAGCTGACAGATGGCGCTGTTCACACCAGCAAAGCCGTTCGCAATGTTGGCGTTGATGCCATTGATCTGCGCCAGCTGGTCATAGCCCAGAGAGCAGATACCGCTCTGGATACCCGCCAGAGAGCGGGAGGTGTCCTGCTGGTAGAAGCCCTCAGACAGAGCTGCGCGGGTGTCCGCACCGCCCTGACCGCTTGCTCCGGTGCCGACCAGATAGGGGATGTAGGCGTTCATGCCGTTGTCGCCGCCGTTGCGGCCATAGCCGTTTGCGCCCCAGCCGAAGATGATGGCGAGGATGATAACCGCCCACAGACCTTCGTTGCCGAAGAATCCGCTGTTGTTATTGCCGCCGTCCTGCCCAGCCAGATAGCCAGTTGCAAAATCGTCCATAACAAAACTCCTTTCAGTTTTGCGTTATGCTATCCCATCGCCGTATGCGATGGGCGAAGCCAAACAAAGGCGGTTTTTATCAAGTCCGCAAAACTGAGAAGCGTTTCGCTTAGAGGGATGATTATTTTGGGATTGTTAAGTCAGCTTGGAGGATTGTCTTTTTTATCTTTCGGGTCGTCCCACGTTTTGCTGACAGCGCCGAAAATCAATTCGAGCATTAAAGGAATCCATATTTTGTCATTGCCACACAGATTGTTGATGTCAAAATCTTTTTCTGGATGGCTGTTTTCAAAATCATCCATTGTAAAGCCTCCTCACTTCGGAAGCGTCAAATTCAGGACGCTTGCCAGCTGGTTCAGGTCGATGCCACGCTCTTTGGCGAGGTTCTGCGCCATCGTCCGAAGTTGCGCTTCGTTTTTACCCTGAATCAGGTTCAGCCCTTGCATGATGGGTGCGCTCTGCCCACCCAACTGCTGGATAAGCCCCATCGGGTTCTGCCCGGCACGAGCCAGATTTGCAAGCTGCATGATAGGGCTGTGAGTAATCATATCAAACGGAGAGGGCATTGTTATTCTCCTTTCTTCGCTGCGGCAGTGGGCTTAGAAAAGCTCTTCTGCCATTTTTCCAGTTCATCCAACCTGTGGACTAGAGCGTTATACTCTTCAACAGGCACATACTGCTGTGTCGGTGCAGCGGTCTGCTGTGCCTGTTGTGCTTGCATTTGCCGCCATGCTTCCGGGCTGTAAAACTCTAACACGTCAGATTCGCAAGTGTTTGGGTTCAGACGTTTGCAGTAGATGACCCCACTACGCAAATCTGGGCAATACGTCCATCTTCCGTACAGATCAGATGGAATCGCTAGAAATTCTTCCCTGCTGGAAACAGGTCTGCCAAGCAACCAACCGCCATCTTGTGCCGACTGCTGAACAGGCTGCTGCCCATTCATCGGCTGCGGACGCTGCGACTGCGCCTGTTGCATCTGCGTACTCGGTAGGGGAGTGGCAAGCCCAACTGTTCCCATGCCGCCGTAAGGATTGACAGGCTGCTGCGGAACGTAGGGCGCCCCGGGTGTCGGATAATAGCTCATAATACATCCCTCCTTGTGCTCCTAGTGTATCGCATCGGCAAAAAGCGAAGGACAACGAGGGTACAACGAAGGGCAAAAAAGAAAAGCGCCCACACGGAAAAATCCGCATGAGCGCTTAACTATTAAAGGACTTCGCATTGGAAGCAAAACTAAAATATCACGTTTCTGCTTGCAAGGCAAGGGTTTCGACAAAAATAGTGCGAATAAAACAAAATCCCACACTTTGCCTACAAAGTACCCCGCGTGGCACGCAGGGCTTCGGCAAAGCAGGGGATTTCAGATATCCGCCCTCTTGTGCTTCTTCGAGAGGCCGGGTGGATTTGTTGATGTTATTTTACCACAATCAATCTGTTACGACAAGAACCAGTGCGGGGCCGTTGACGCTGACCGCTGCGTCCTGATAGGGCTCGACAACAGTCGTTTCCACGCCCTCGCGTTTGCGAAGCTCTGTAATAAGATTGGCGGTCGGAACATTTTCGAGGTTCACGGTGAGCTCCTTTCGTCTAGCTTTTCATCAATAACTTTCAGCCGGTAGCCTATCGCCGTCCGGCTGTAATGTGTCTGCGCTGCAATGTCCGGCAGCGGGAGCCGCTCAACGTACCGCAGTAAGGCTATCTTACGGTCTACCCTCCCAAGCGGTGCG